AAGAGGCTCTTCTTCAATGCTTTCAACTCTATCTTCTAGGGAGGCCAAGGTGGTTTTGGCGTCAGCAAGTTCCGTGCTCAAGATCGTCAGTAGTTGGTGTACCTGAGCCATCGTCACGTAATGCTCCGACGCTACGAACGCATCGTTCAAACTTTGCTCAAGCTTAGTTAGACGCGCTAGAAGTCTGTTGTATTGTTCTGTGCTTACAGCCATGATTACTCCCGGACTTTGCTCAGTATATCATTCTGCTTCTGCAGTCGGCTATTCCAAACTTCTTGAACCACAGGGCGTCGGCGCTCTACGAGGAGCGCCAGGTCCTCGTACTCACTAGTTGTTCTCATCTTCAATCTCTCTTCCCTCAGCTTAACAAACTTGGTGTTAATGTAGTTCACTTTGTTGGGTCTTAGACCCAACGCATCCAATGAGGCCCAGAGGGCCTCTGGCTGGCTCGTGACATCATCGAAGTCTACTACCTGGTGTGCAACTGAAGAGAGCTCCAGGTGGGCCCAGAGGAGTCCGTCGGCTAGTTCCTGCTTCATCGTCTCTACCAATGTCTTATCAGCTGAACTGATTGCTTTATAGCTAGGAGGGACGAAGTCAAAGAGGAGTTCGCGCGGCAGCAAACCAAGCTCCCACTTGAAGGCTTGTCTGTGAATACGCAAGTACAGCAAGTCTTCGACAGGGCGTCGCATAAACAGCAAGTGAAAGTCATTCACCAGGTGCTTCATGACACCTGGTGCTAGGACATCTTTAGCCAAGTGCCCGAGGGAGTACTGACGGAAGTGGCTGACAACTGCCTCAACATCCTGGTGGCCATAAAGAGTTTCTAGCGCATCAGGCAGCAGACTAAAAATCTCACCATGACGAGCAACTCGATTAGCTGTCTTGTACCAAGGTAAAGACCTGCGTACGATCTTGTACAGTGGTGTACTGAAGCTCTTAGGCAGGCTGGTGACCATCACGGACTTCACATGTGTTTCCTGAGAAGGTTAACGTACTTCCGCTCAGCTCTTCGCACCACTGCAGGGTCAGCAGGCTCAAGCGACATTGTCGCCTCACACCAGGCTTCAAACTCTGCGCCATGCAAAGCCAGCACGTCAGGAAACCTACTGTAGCCAATCTGAGGAAACTGTTGGACTGCAGTTCCCCTCGAATCAATCCCAATCATCTGTACCTTAGTGTTGCCAATACCATAAGAAGGAAGCGCCCCATGAAGACGGCAACTAACTACCAGCTCACACTGAGCATACAGCTGCAGCACTGAGTGACTGTCATTGCTGAAGTACAGATCTTCCTTTGGAATCTCACCTGATAGCAGCAAGTACTCCTTGAGACCATGACATACCACAACCACGTTCTTCCCCATCCTCTTGTATACCAAGTACAGACGTTTCATCAGGTTCCGAGGAGCATGAGCTCTCCCAGCATCATCAACAGCACCAGCGGCTTCATGAGAGATATGGTGCGCGCTGGGCGCTACCAACGCTACCAGGTCGTCACTCTTCTTTTTGATACCTCTCTTCTTCGTAGCCCACGTAGCAGTGCAAGGCATGAGCTGATGCTCCATGTGCATGCTGTTTAGTAGCGCAGAAGCATGAGGGTCTCTGACAGTAGTCAGTACACTGTGATTGTCTCGGATCTTAAGGATCCGTCGAGTCTTGTGCGACCCCATACAGTACTCAGCAAACCTCTCAGGGGTGATAGTAGGACTAGGATGCCCACTGCCGCCCGCTAGGGCGTAGGCCTGCAGACCCCACTTGGCTACATAGCTGGTCCAGACATTCTCATCATACCAGAAACTCCAATCATCCAAATTATTGTATTGAGGTGTACCGGCGATGACCAGCTTGCCTGATTCTCGGATGAGGCGTTCAAACTTCTTGAAGTCCTTGCCGTTGTTGAATTTGTCCAACAGCAGCCAGTCAACACGCTCTCCAGCCGCCTTTTCCCACAGGTACTGCAGGCCGATAGCAATATACGAATCGCCAATATTGCCACTATTAAAATCACGTCGGGTAAGAGTAGGAACTAGCATTACTTGTACGCCTCCACGGTGAGAGTACTGTCGTCAGACAACAGGTCCACATGACCGAACCCTGCCTCAAGCAAAAGCGACCGCAGCACATGCGCATCGTATGCAGCCAAGTGTACGTCACCATTGGCTGTGCTACTAAAGAGCTTGAAGTTAGCCCACATCGTATGACTGTAGAAGTTCTGTACCTTCAGATGCTTTCGCTCATCTTTGTGCAAGTTCTTAGAGTCAGCCTGCCACTCGCTACCGTTCTTCAGATACGCTTCGCAAATCCACCGGAGGTTTGGGCATTCAATATGAAGCTTGCCGCCAGGCTTGAGTACACGGTGCCACTCTTTGAGCGTGGCCTTGATGGTACGCCAGCTAGCATGTTCAATGCTATGGACACTAAGCAACTCATCAAAAGTATTCGCCTTCACAGGAATCTTGTCAAACGAGCAGCAGTACTGCAGGTCTGGGCATGCTGGATCAATGTCCAGGTGTTCGTATCCAGGTCGTGGCCTGTTGCCAGACCCAAGCTCTAGCTTTCTCATGTAGGTTCTCCGAACTCGTAGCCGTACCGGCTAATGTCCTCACTGTATGTCGACCCAATCAACTCAACTGTATCTGCGTTGTAGTAAGCAGAGTAGTGCTGATGTTTAGTGGCATTCAGGTGAGGTAGCTTAACGCCTGCCACTCCTAGGTGCTGGCAAACTATGTCAAAATCTCTATGAAGGTGCTCAAACCGCCCAACAAAATCAGCTCCGTCAGCCCAGCTGGTAGCTGGAGCCATAAAGTCAACAGCATTGTGTGGCTGGCGCCAGGGAATTTGCTTGAAACCATCTCTCAACCCCATGACCAGCTTTTCAAAAGGTAGGTCTTGGGGAATCAGCTTCAATCGCACCACGTGATGATAGTAGCTAACCCATCGATCCCATGGGTTACGCACAAAAGCAAAACTCCAAAGGTCAGACTTGACTTCATCTGGAAAAGCATGCTGGTAATTGATTCTGTATCCACGCTTGTTGTGAAGCAGCTCCCCACCGGGTCGCCCTCCATACAGTGCGACCTCAATGCTAGACCCAGCGGTCTTGGGTACATGGTAGAAGAAGGCTTTCAAGTTCTTGAACACCATTACTCCCCCAGTTTCTTCTTGAGCTTTCTGTACACAAGCGCAACATCAAGCTCCTTCATGCACTTTGTATTGATCGGGCAAGCTTTGTACCAGCAGCCCAGGCAACTAAGACCAGACAGCGTGATGGCCTCATGCGATGAATAGTAATTGATGCGAGACAATGGGGGAACGGATCCAAACAGCACCAGCGATTTTGTATTGACAGCACCAGCGATATGCATCGGTCCGCTGTCAGGACCGATGAACAAATCCGCTTCAGAAATCAAAGCTGCCATCTGCCGCACATCAGTAGCTGATACATTAAGCACATTAGCATGAGCGGCCCAGGAGCTGTACTTCTTGTTGAAGTCCAAGACTGCGAACTGCACTGGCAGATCTTTCGAAAGCGTGATGAGTTCGATGTACTTTTCAATAGGCCAGCAGCGCTTGTCTTCCATGGAGGCGGTATGAAGTACCACAATGGTTTTGCCTGCAGAACGATAGGGGGCGTACCTCGCAGCTGCCCAACGCTGTTCAGACTCTTCGACTTGGTACCAGCTTCGTCGATCGCTGATGCGACGAAGACCCATAGCTCTTCCGAACAGATCAACACGATTGATTGCAGGGAGCTCTGCGCGCTCAAACCTCAGACACACGGCGCTAACATCTACTGTGGCGTCGTAGGAACCATGCTCCACATAGCGAGCATCAACTAGCTCATCAACGAATGGGCAGTTTTTCATCAGCTCGTAGTAGATGTTCGTTCCAGTTGAATGCATGTCCAGAGCGTATGTGAGGTGTAGCCGTGGGAAATCTTTCTTCAATTGACGAAGTGCGGGCGTAACCATAAGGACGTCCCCAATTCCTCCAACCTTTCTGATCACGCACACGCGAGCTTGTCCAGCTTTAGAGACAATCGTCTCGTAAAACGAACCAGGGCTTCTCCTGTGTGTCGCTACAGGAGAGCCCCGGAGGGCCTTCTGAGGCGATTTCTTTTGAAGCAAGGCCTGTCTAGTGACCTGGCGACGCATTACCGATACCAGATCACGTGCAAGGCTACCAGCCCAACATCATCATCCCAGTCATCTGAGGCATGCCCCACGTTTCTCTCTAGCTTGAGATTCAGGATTCCTAGACCGGGCGCACCCAGGTTCTCAACTGGCCACTCGAACACGATAAGGTTGTCAACGTTTGCTCCACTTAGGCCCGTATTGGTCACTGTGACTGCCAGTTGCCATCCAGGATCAATCAAGGCCTTGTCTGGGATAGTGTTCTTGGAGACATTGTCTGACATTTGAATATCAAACACAACGCCTGTGCCGCCAGGATATCCACCACCGTTTGGCTTAAGCAAGAAGTGACCGATGATCTTGACGCGAGAAGGCTTGTTGCCTGCTTCATCCACAGGGATAGGTACAGATGTGTACGCTGTCTCTGTTGTGCCAGAATCATAGTCCAAGGTCTCCACAACAAAGTCTGTCATCTCCTCGGTAACCAGTGTTGGCTTATTCCCAGCGAAAGTGTGCCAGTCTGCTGGACGGACAACCGTGTGCCCTACCTCTAGTTCCTTGACGATGCCATCTCGGGTAATCTGTGCATTGGACTTGCCAGGGTTAGAACTACGATAGTGCAGCTCGGTATCGGCCGAAGTTGCATCGGGCCGAGTATTGACTCGGCCTTCGCCACCAACAGCACCAGGGTCAGCTCCAGACACCTTAAGCCCCATCCACATACCAGCTTCAAGATCCAAGCCAGTATCTCGAAGGACTCCGACAAGAGCATTTCCTGTGTCTCTCCACTCAAGCAAAGTTGCCAGAGGGCTGCTGCCATCATCCTTGATTACGACGCGACCTTGTGAAGCCAGTAGCTGCAATGCTCCAGCCACGCCAGCGCCTCCAGCATCGTATGCATCTTGCAGCGTGCCGCTGACGCCAGCAAAGGCGTCATCAATACCCTTCAGATGGGCAGTAAGATGGGCAGCAACATTCGCGATGGGCACCGTAGTTCTGGTGTAGTTGGTTGGAACGTAATCGATGTCCAGGTGGTCGCCATCTAGCTCATCGGCTCCGGCACTCTCATGTCGTGCAGCGTGTGCTCCGAGCTGGGTGTCTAGCTCAGCAATGGCACGCTCCAAACTCCAGCCATTGGTGATGAACGCATTGGGGGACCAAGCGCTATAGCCAGGGGTCTCAGGGCCGCTGGTCGCCATACCGATGAACTGTCTGATGTAACTGAGGTCAGTCGGCAAGCCAGTAATGGTGCTTTGGGGCAGCGTGGTGTCAATAGTCACCTGGCTGAGAAGTACAGTCAGCGACAAGGCGGGATAGGTACTGGTATACGAATTGCCAGTACCAGGAAAACCAGCGAAGAACGAACCAATTGATTCAATCGCCTGGCTCAAACTGTAGGTCAGGTCAGGCTCACCATCACCATCAAGGGTGTAGTTCAGACCCATAGTGTCCTTAGCTAGCTGAAGAAGGTCCAGGCCGTTGACCGCAATTAGTCCTCGCAGTTCAGTGTCATCATACTCATCAGAATCCAATGCAGCCTGCAACTCGTTTTCTAGTCGAGCGATCTCAGCAAGGAGAACATCAATCGTCTCCTTAATGGTACGAGCTCTAGCTAGGTCTGAGCTGTAGTAAGCATCAGCATCAGCTTCTGTGGCAGTGACATGAGTGAAGATGGTGTTGCCTGCCAAGCCCAGATCCAAGGCATTGGCTCCGTCTTCGCTGCTAAGTGTCCTGACTAGTTCGCGGTACACCACGTTTAGCTGATAGACGATTGAGGCCAAGTCCTTTCGAACATTGGCACTGAATGATGCGCGCTCGGCCTCGGTGCGCATGCGTCCGGTGTTTGTACCGGAGCGCTGCACCAGGCTCTGAAGTTCATCGTTAAGCTTGTTAGCCATTAAATCACTCTCACATTAAAGGAATCGATCCGAGGGGTTTTACCGGTATCTGAAGTCCCCAGGAGAGCCTTCACGTACAACTTGTTTGTTGTTGCAGACTGCACGGCCCAGTCTGCACTGAAAATTTCTTGCTGCCAAGAGGCGTCAGTCTTGTCAACCTTCACCTTAATGTACCAGTTTCCATCCACATCTTCAATAGTGAACATTCTGAAGAACTGGGGGTCTCCCTTTTCAGCAAAGGCAAACTCTTCTGGAGAGCGATATACCATCAGGTCTCCAAAGATTTCACTGGCGCCTTGGTAGACGCGATCGCCAACAAAGCTATCAGAGTACGGAAACCCTTCTGCCAAGTACTTGTGATTGTAAGGGTAAAGAGGATCGGCCGCTTCGAGCGCTTCAACAGAAGCAAGACTAGTATCCAGCTCGATCCAGTTGGCATCGGAGGTAGCAAGCGTGCTATATCCTTGAGGGATATAAACCTGCCCACTAACGAGAGAACCATTGACGTAAGCGCTAGAGTCACCCAAGTCCAAGAAGCGCCCATCCGGACTCTCCACGTACATGGTTGTGCTGTACTGCTGGGTCATCTCATCGAAGGACCATCCAGGCACAGCGCCCAGCAACGTCGCAGGGGCACCGCCGACTACAACATTTCTCTTCACAGACACGCTCTGTAGTGGGACGAGATCCACGTAAGAACTGTCGATATACGTGTTGATTACTCCGTCAGTCTGAAAGTCCAAGTCTTTCATTGTACTGACATTGTCCAACACTACCCCGGTTGCAAGAGACTCATCGATGAAAGCGCTAGCTTGTGTAGCGCTTCCATCGGAGAACGATACGTAATTTCCGGCGTCACCATCATGAGAGACACCCGACCAGTTTACGCCATCCTGAGAAAGGTAGAAAGAAACTGAAGTGTCCTCTGGTTCGCAAGTACAAGCACTAAGGGTAGCCTTAGTGAAGTACACAGAATTACCCTGGTCATCCTTTACCTCATAGGGTCCGCAGACGAGGGAGCTGCGTTGGCTAGACTTATACGAATCCGCATAAATCTTGAGGGAGTCTAGTGAAAATACATACATGTAGCGATTGCGACTACTGGTGTTTGAGTCAGCTGCATCCTTGCTGAAGGTGAACTGAATCTTCTTGACCTTGTCTAGGCCAAGCTGGAATGCCATTTCTGCTGTGGCAACGCGCTCAACAGCAAGAGAAGTGAAGGCTTGACCGTCAAGGCTATAGAAACAGCTGACAGTCATCTTCTTGTTTACGCTGATGGGGAGCCCACTAAGACGAATGTCTCCGACATACGTCTCTTCTGGAAGTTCCAAGGAAAGCACAAGAGTAACTCTACCTTGCTGGTCCTGAGTGTACACGACATACTCCCAGAGCGAACCATCATCGTCCTTCAAGCTGGCGACAGGACTACTAGCAGACTTGCCCACAATGTTTGCCTGGCCGGCAACAGTAGTGGAAATCTTGAGGTGGTCAAGATCCAAGGCGGTATACCCTTGTCGACCAAGAGTGACATAACTACTCTCAACCTGCGCGTCAGAGAGAACCTGGTTGACAGCCTCTTGGGTGTCGAAGGTTTCCTCTACGCCTGTAACGAACGCATCAGCAGTGCCATTGAGCAGAAGTAGGTTGTCCAAGCGAGACTCAGTCTGATTCAGCAAGCGTCCAATGCGCTTGCTGGTAGCGTAGAAGCCACGATGCGAGTCTTCAAGAAGCAACAGGAGTTCATCCAGTCGGGTGCTAAGCGTTGTCAGGTCATCGTAAACAGCAGTTCGGTTGGTGTTCTCGATCTCAACGCTTGAGACGTCCTTGTACTTGGGTCGCTTTAGGTCGAAGCCTACGATACCAACTTCATCAACAGTTGGGTACGCGGCTTCTTCAGCAGCGATTAGGTTTCTTAGCTCAGCATCAGAAGGGGAGCGCTGATGATCCTTCACGAATCGTTGCACGGCCCTTCTGCGCAAAGTGTTCTTGTACGGAGTGCTTGGCATCAGGTGAACCTAAACGCTAGTAGCGAGATGATAGGTGTGAAGTAATCTCGAAGAGACTTCAGAGACTCTTCTTGAGTCTTCTCTGCCCAAATGAGCTTTACCAAACTGTTGATCTGCTTTAGGCCTTCGGTTCTAATGGACATACTGTTTGTACCCTTGTCGTAAGAGTAGCGATCAATTTCCTGGGCCACGTTGTATGCAACTCTATGCGCACTAGCCTTGTACTTTACGGTAGCTCCAGCCTGCAGGTCAGCTCCGCCATATAGTACGCCAGCCTTGTAGTCCACAGAGTACTTGTTAGCTGGCTCAAACTCTGGGTCTTGATAGTAATAGTGAATGGTGGTGTCGGCAGCAAGTGTTCCCCCAAGGGACACGTAGACTGTAACAACACCATCTCCACCGACGAAGTACTTTCCGGTGGAGTTGACAGCGGAAACACTACCCACGAGGGTGGCAAATGTTGTTGAATCACCGAACAGCACTTCGAAGCCCTCGTACCACAGGGCGCCTGCAGCAAGAGCGAAGCTAACAGTATCATTGAGACCGTCAGCCGTGGTGGCCACGGTCTTCTCTGAGTTCATTGGGATCAAGCCGAGAAACTCAGACTTACCATCAACGAAGTCAACTTCTTGGGCGTCAACGTTAACGTATGTTCTGTCAAACATGTCAGAGCTGACTCGAAGGCTTCCTTTGACAACGTAATCATGACTCAACGTCATAGCATCAGAAGCTGCACTGACCTTGGGTGTGCGGGCACCGAAGGACCCCGTCAGAACGTTCACGCGCTTCTTCAGCGAGCTTCCAACAGTATCCTCCTCCTCCACTGCCTGGAAGTCCTCAGGGGCGACCCTGACGCCCCAGGGGCGCACAGTGCCTTCGGCAAAGACCACGTCGAAAGAGTCTGTGCTTAGGGCCTGGCCGGTAGAGTGATCGAACGTAGCTCGGACGATCTCATCATCCAACTCACTATTGAGCCACAAGACACCGTTCTCAGCATCTAGCATGTAGCTGTTAGGAGTAGACGCCAGTGTTGCACGAGTACTTACTGCCACATGCACGGTACCCTTGTTGCTTGTCAGCACAAACCCATCTGTGTCCAGGTTGCTGACACCAAGGTGAATGATGCGCTTGTCTCGTGGGAGTAGTTTTGTGTGCCGGGCGGCTCGACGAGGCAGGTATGTTACCTGGATGTTGTCTTCATCTGGATCGAATAGCAATTCCATCTGATGGTAGTATCCGTCAGCGCGCTGTTCAAACAACATTCGCTCTTCGTCAAAGACTACCTCAACCTTACTTCCGTCAGCTAGATCTTCGCTGAGTTCAATTTCTTGGAAGTCGTCAGAAAAACTCCACTGTTCTGCAGTCAGTGAGCCATTGTCTTCCACATACTCATATGTATAACCGTTGACGTAGACAGTCATCGACTCAGGATCAAGCCCGCCAGCAACAGGACTGAAGGGGAGTTCGAATCGAGTGGTCTGACCTGAGCCACGCCCAAGGTAGATGCGCTTAAAGCGATTGCCTCGTCGAGCAATACGAGGCTGAATTGCGAACACCTCGCTACGCGCTGGGCGCTCCGGGAGAGTAAGGTGAGAAGGACTCTTGTGCGTACTGACTGCTTTCATCAAAGTCTTCGTCTTCTTGATTGGGTTCGAATCAGGAAGGAAGCTGGTCGCATTGTCCAGGGAGTCGTCATCGCGGAGCATGCGCAAACGCCAGATCATGCTGGCTTGAGTACCGTCCATCAACACGGACTCTCCGATAGAGTCATCAACGTTTTCTGCTGAGATCCAGGTTTCGCCACCGTCGAAGGAGACTTCAATCAAGGCGTCAAAAAGCTCAGGCTTTGGCGGCCAGATATCGACTACTGGAATCGTAAGATAAAGTCCGGATGGCAAATCTCGCTCAACGCTGTTGATACCACCTACGCTATCGAACTTGAGTTGGTTGACAGCAAGCTTACTGATGCCAAGGGCATAGCGCTTGCGCTCTGCCACACCACCATTGTTCGTTGCCACCTGCACAGAGTGGGGGTGTGCTTGAACAAGCTTGATGGTGATGGTCTTAGCCAAGGTGGGGAGAAATGTGAGACTCCACTCTGTATCGTTGCCAGCGGACCGCACCAGCATGCGGTCCTTGTCTAGAGGACCGGCAAGGGTCTTGGCTGAAACCTGATTCTGACCTGCAGTGCTCAGCAAGATGTCAGAGACAACATAGGTGTAAGTCTGACCGATGTTCAGTGGAGCGATAGTGATATTGTTTACCACCTGCGCTTTGGTTAGCTCAACAACGAGACTCAACTCAAGCGGACCGCTATCGAGACGCTCGTACTCAAACCAATTGTTTGGGTCTCCGTTGATAGCGTAGTCAGGGCTAATGTTGTTGACAGTAACTGCTTCATCTGAATTGCCCGGCTGCCCATTTGAACCTGAGCCAATAACAATGGACTTCAAAGGAAGTCCTTGCTGGTCGCGAACAGGTAGAGTGAGTACGCCTTGAGCAGTGTCAACAAAGCAGTTGGCGTCAGCAGTGTGCTTGTTGTCTACCCAGTCAAGATTGAGGAAATGGTCTGCGAGAACAAACTTGGCATCTTCGCCGTTCCAGAGGGCGAGAGCTGCACGCTTCTGGCGAATCCTCTTGAGCCGACCGAGCAAGTCTGCTAGTGCGTACTGCTGGCTGTTGAAGTGCTTGACAAACAAGTCAGCAAGCTTACGAAGCTTGGCTAGGTTCACTTGTAGCAGGTAGCTGAAGGTAGCATAATCGCCCTGGAAGTTTTCGTACTCAGGGTAATCGCCCGCCCTCAATTGCTCTAGCTTAAAGTCCAAATCCAAGAGCTGCTCAAAGAGCTGCACTGCTTGAGCCTCGATGAGAACTTTCTCAGACTGAGTAGGCGCAGCTCGGCGCCTGCCAATGAAGTCTCGCAGCAAGCGCGATAGCGCATCTACTTGAGCGAGGTAACTTTGATCAATGGCGGAATTAACTGACATGCTCTCTCACTCGCAGAAAGTACGATAGAAGGACTGGCGTCAAATAGGGGTTGACGTTGTCGGCGCGACTGACGATCACAGAAGACAGTGTACCAGAAGTTCCCTTAAACCGCTTGTCGAAGACGACCCTGCCGTTCTTCAGAGAGACCCCGGGGCGACTACTTAGCTGCTGGTTCCTTAGTGGACGATAGTCAATCCAGTACAGATCTGTGTGCCTGGGGTTTGTGAACCGGATCTTGAAAGTGCCAGCCTTGGCCTTGGCCTTGGCTGCAACCCACTGCTTGTCTCTCGGCCAAGTACTAAGCCAAGTACTTCCTCGGTTGAAAGAGATTTCGTAGTCTGTCCCAATCGTAAGCGCCTGTGACTCGCGATAGACTGACAGAGGAGCGGCTTGGGCGTCAGCCAAAAACGCGTATGGAGTGATCTTGGGGTAGGTCAGGGTTCCTGAAAGTGGCGGCGTAATATCGTCAGGTGCCAACAGCAACCAGTTCTCACTGAGCACGTACCAGCTCGTGGAACTGAAATTGAAATCTTGAGCACCAGCACCAGGACCAGCAACGATGTTGATGAGATCCTCCTGCTTCAAGCCTGTGAATTCACCCAGCTCATGAGGGTTGTCGAATTCCACGACAGCCCATCCAGCAACGTAGTAAGCTTGCTTGATTGTCTTCTGCTCTACGTTCCACATGATGTCAGGGAAAAGCTTGACTCGGCTTTCTCCACTGAAGATTGGCAAAAACTCTCGCTGAGCAGTTCTGGTATCAGGCAAGGGAATCAGATCTCTGAAGGCCCTAGAGCCTTCAGCCCATTGGAGATCGACACCCAAGTATCTTTCTAGCAGGACCTCTCCTTCGTTCAGGAAGAAGAGTGTGCCGTAAGTACGGTTTTCGTTTGAGATCTGAATGGTCTCGACAATGTCGGTGTGCGATACGCCGATAGGACTGCTGACTTCTAGTGGCTGACTTCTGAAGACACCCAGGTTCTCGTAAACCCTCAGGCTTGCAGAAACAGACTCCATAGAGAAGTCATAGACTCTCCCCTGGATATGCTCGCTGACCTCTGTGAGCTGCTGGCTGAAACCAGCTCCACGCAAAAGCTTGTTGACTTCGCGCACTCGCAAGTCACCAGACTCATACTTCGTTCGAGTAACAGGAGCATACTGGCGAAGGCGAACCTTCAGGTACTTGGTTCGAACTGGTTCAAAAAGAACAGTCAACTGAACTTCAGAAGGTAGCTCCAGCTCAGTCAACTGGACTTCTTCTCCAGCCTCATTCAGGTAAGAGATGTCGTCCACATAGACCGTGCTGTGACCGAGGGGCCTGAGAGTCAGTTCATTAACGAGCTGCACCGAAGCAAAGGTAAGCAAGAATGTGCAGTAAGAAGGCGTGTGGTTGTACTTCCTGGAGGTGCCGTCATGATCTGTTCTGACGATAACGTGCCTAAATGTACGATCAGTTCGCAGGAGATTCGTTGCGGGTGAAGTCACGATAGGAGATCGAGTATCTCCTACGTCAGTTTCCTCTCCGACAAGTACGGCATCAACAATCGGGATAGGGACTCGCTGACGCAAAGGCAGGGTTAGTCCTGTGCCGGCAATCATCTCTGACATATTCGCAGCAGTAAATGGCAGACCAGTCTTGTAGTCGGTCAGCCATTCGGGCTGATCGTAGGCAAGAGGTGCATCTTCCGGACGAACAAATGAGTTGAAGTGAACCCTACTGTAACGTCCATTGATCTTGATCTCTTCTTCAGTTACGTATGCATCTAGAGCTTGCGCTTCACGCTGAAGGTCATCGAGCACAGCGAAGTTCTTGCTTGCTGACTGTTGGATTTCATTTTCTAGGGCACCACCCTGACTAGCCATGATTCCCATTGTCATCTTGGAATTCTTAACAAACTCCGTCCACTGTGCAGCATCCATAAAGGAGCCAGGGAATACAGGCGGTAGCCCTCCGGGCGCACCAGCAGTCTGAGACAAGATGATCTTGGTCTTGTTATCAATGTCAGTCTGGGATGCCTCATGATGAGGGATGTCAGCGGCACGCCTTTCAGCGGCACGCCGCACATACTGAGCAGACTTGAATCCATCCTTTTGCTCAATGGGCATTGCTTACTCCAGCTTCAAGTCGATGAAGAATCTCCTGGCGCTCACGGCGGGAGGTGTTTCGAACTCGATTGTGAATGACACACTGTCTCCTGAAGCCAGGTCAACAAATGGGATCTTAGAGTTGTAAGAAGCCCCTTGGTCCCGAGTGACATAGTCGTTAAAGGTGCCATCATTCTGTGTTACAGTAAGCTTCAGGCCCCCTTGAGACTCAAGCCCTAGCTTTGTCTTTTGCCCCCAGGTCATCAGATCCTGATAGTCTGTCTCTGGAGGAAAGTCTGCTGGGTTATCCACGTCTCCAACGTTTGTTGCTGGCACGATATACAGGCCCAAACCAGTGAGATCATCATCACCGTAGTTGGTGACTTGGATCTGAATGGGGGAGCCATTGATGATCTCTGGATCGTAAACAGTTTTGCCGGTAGTCACCGACACGAACGTCAAGTCTGAAACACTCATAGAGCCACCTTCACCGCCACTTGATGCGTGCGGGGATACAGCACAACTGTACTGTTAATTGTTTCTTCAACCCGTACTGTGTAGTACACAACATCGTGTGCATCTACTGCAGTATCAGTATAGCTCATGGTCGCTGGAGAAGCTCCTCCAGCAACCGAATAGATCTCTTCCCATTCACCAACAGGATTGGTTCTGCGATAGATTCGGTAAGTGAGATCAGGGCCTTCCCAAGTCCAGGTAAGCTGAACGTCAGGAAGAAGTACGCTTTGAACAGTAAGTTCTGGTGCGGGGTAAACCCAGTCGATTACTGGGTAGCAAGTGCCGTCAAGGTGCCGAGTCAGCAGCTCCTCAGCCATTGCCTTGGGCAGCTTGCCGCCGTAATCATCACGCATAGACAAGGGTGCTTCAAGCAACATCACCTTGTGCTTGGGAACCTCTTGCCCATCGGGGCCATAACCTGCTGCACTCTGGAGGATGCGAGGATTCGCTCGAAGAGCATCAGCTTGACGAGTATCACGAAGACGTCCGCCTTCGGCGCGGACGTCATAAACCTTCATGTCCTGGACGTCATCGAGGTCTAGAACAACAACTTCTGCCAGGATGCCATAGCCAAAGTCATTCTGAAAACCAGCAGTGTATCTGGTAAGGAACGTGTCAGTCACAATGTCCGAAATGTACTTGAGCCCAATGACAGAAGAAGTGTTGACCGAGCCGTCTAGCTCAAACAACTGCAGGTTCGGGTAAGCAAAACCAAGGTCTTGGCTACACTCGCGGATGACGCCATCCTGGTCAACAATAAGGTGATGAATCGCACGGTCATCTGGATCAACGTCCGGCACCATGTAGAAGACAACCATCTTGTCTCCAACGTCACCGTTCATCAGTGGGTTCATATCCTGCCGAGTGTACTCGTAGTCGTCTGCCTCGTAATAGTACTGTGCAGCAATCTGATAGCTGGCGTGTAGCTTTGTGTTCAGCGAAATGAAGCCGCCAGCATTATCGTAACTTCTAATCTGATCTGTCTCGTAGAAGACGTCAGTGTTGCTAAAGCGCTGACCTTCAAGAGTGGTGTCAGTAGTGAGAACTCTGATGAGATTGTTTTCGAAGTCGCTGATGAAGATGTGGATATGCAGTCCAAGTTCTGTATCGATAGCGATGTTCTTTCTAGTTGCAGCTAGCACTCGATCGTTCACCCATAGCAGCCTGCCGTAGGGGCTGTAAATGTAGGGCTTGGAAGGGCTGTAGTTCTGCTGGTCAAACTCTGGAACGTAGTAGCGACGCACTCGACCGTTAACCAGCGCGCTGAAGTCACCGGCACTGAAACGCATGTGCCAGGGATCTTCTGGATCCCTGCCAGCAGGCAGACGGGGCTGAATCAACGAGCTTTCGACAGGGCGCCAGTACCAGGTATCACCCTGATTCATGTAGAAGGTGTATCCGCTTGCGTTTCGCTCGCTGCTGTAACTCGGGTACGCAGTTGTCAGCTTGCCAGTATCTAGATCGATGTCTTCCCAACTAGCCTCTTTGGCTGAAGGGATAGGATTGAGGAGTTGATGAACAGTGCTGCCATCGTCTTGGGTACAAGTTACGTAGAACAGACTGTACGCACCAGTCTCGGGATCGAAGAAGTTCTGAAAGTTCGTGTAGATGTTGCTGTCATCCAAAGAGACTTCGTACCCACCGTCAACCTTTTGCACATTACCGCGTCGGACTACTTCGAGATGACATTCAGCCACACCTTCAGGCAACGCGTGACGATAGAACAGCGGGCGAATCTCACCATGAGTATCTACACCAGTCTTATTGGTCACCAAGATACTTTTGTACTCAGCAGCAAGAGAAGTGCTGGTGCTTACTACCCACTCCTTTCTGACCTCAGCATTTTTGTCTGAGTTGACAGGAATTCCGTAAGTGCGATTTGCGATTTGCAGATGAGTCCAACTATCAAGCTCACGGTTCTCCATATAGTCGAGGGCAACAGCAACTGGCTTGATGTCATCAAGATAGCGAAACCTTTCGACCCGCTGGTGAACGTGATTCACCAGCTCTAGTGAAATCGAACGAGCTTCGCCGTAAGTTTGGTTAAGCGATGCAATCAGTTCGAGAGTCATTTGACTCATAGCTCACCTCACTTCTTGCCGATGGCGCACTGAACCTTCTTTAGGCCTGCATGATCTGAGCTTCCCCAGGCAGTTCCTACAGCTTGCCTGTACTGTGCGAAAGTGATTTCGTCAGCAGGTACGGCAATCAGTGTATTGGGTTCTGCTGGATTAGGAATCAGCAGGTCACCATCAGCAACAACACCATAGCACATTACCGGGATCTGCCCGATGAAGGAGAGCACTTCGCACTCAGCTACTGGACCCAAGCCGGGCTGCTCGTTTCCTACAACAATGGCTCGATTGGTGATGACCATGGGAGTGCCAGGACCCTGGGCATAGAAGAGACCTTCGCGTACATACACCACAAGGCCTTCAGGAAGGCCGAGGCGCGTAGTCTTTCTCTCGATCTTTTCGAAGTACGGCGCCCACTCGGCAACATCGCCGGCGCGCAACCACTCGCCGTAGTCAGCTCCACCAGACACGTACTTGACGTGACCGGCAGCCTGGGCTGTAACAGCACCGGCGCCACCAACTTCATCACAGTAGTCGTAGTTGCTGCTGTGCCTGCTGAAGAAGACCGGGTCGCTGCTGAGGTCAGTACCTCGAATAGATCCATAGATCTGAGGAGAGGCATTGTTTCCTCGAAACTGCATGTAGTAGAAAGCGTTACCGGGAATTGAAGCCCAGTACAGCTCCATGATGCCCTTGGCGCCAGGATTGACCTCTTGGAAAAGGGTTGCAGGATTAGAGGTGTAACCAGGTACGCTGTCGGTCTCGATCCAATACTGACGACTGGTGCTGTCATTGACGCCGACGCCTGCGGCTGTGCTGCTGTCACTATACTTGTAGCTGTAGCCTAGCCCACCAACCTGGAACCAGCCGTCGTCTCCGCCATTTCCGTTGTTAGCTACGCGGAAAGTTGCGTGTGTATCACTTGCTCCACCAGTACTGTCCTCTAGGAACCAGGTGCAATCGCGAGCATATGTCCAGAGAGCCTGATCGTTGAACTGAAAGAAACCAGAGGTGGTTGCAATCAAATTGATCTGGGCTCCAGAAGCAAGAGTAACGCCGCCAGTAGTCAGCGCATTCTCAACCCTGAAATCTCCACCAGAGGTAAGGTACATCCAGGCGTTGTCTGGGTGGCCGAAAGCCACCTTGTACGTGGTAGTGGCGGGCACCGCACCAGACGCACTAACGTAAGTGCCGGGAGTAGTAACTCCCTCGCCAACAAGAAGGTGGCCACGCATGGCGTTCTTGTCGTTCCAGTCACCTTCACCACTAGCGTAGCCATACCTGTGCAGGTACTGAGGAGCAAAGTTTCCCTTTACGTTCGACTTGGTGAAGGAACCCTTACTGCCCCAGGGGCCTGCGGTGAAGCCACCAATACCGTCAAGGTCTACAAGCGGTTCACCAAAACTACGATCGTGAGTGTGCCCCATCTTCCTGCGAAGGTCGTCAATGGAGCCGGTGATATCGGTACCGACAGTAACTAGGACAAACTGATCGCCCCTGTCAACTTCAGTAGTAATATCAACAGCACCGACAAGAACGCTGGTTTCGCCATTGTAGAGGTATTCGGCACCAGAGTAGACCTCGCCAGTAGTCCAGTTCTTGAGCAGAAGAAACCCAGCGGGGATAACCTCGCCTACAGAGTAGGCTTCGGTGATAACCAGCGGGAGCTTGAGCTGCTGACCGTAGTTCGCATCTGATGAACTGAGAACACTTGTGTCCATGTCATCATTAAATTGCGCATGGGAGATTGTTGGACACGTGACTGGGCGCCTGCCGTTCGCATCAAGCGCTCCTACTGCACAGCCACTACCGCCAGACATCTGGTTGGGGTCGGGAATCACGTTGAAACGCGCTCCCAGGTAGTTGGGACCACCTCTCCACTCATCGGGATCAATGGTGTAGGTTACTTCACCGGGATCAGTACTGTCAGTTGTCTTGACGCACCAGACTCTACCAGCAGAATCAACATGGTAATCGCCTTCAGCATCAAGCCCTGTAGGGCTTGAGACCGAATCGTAAAACGCTTCAGCAGCTCCATTCTTTGTAAAAGAAATACTAGCTGTGCTGCTGGGCGGGTACTTGAGTGCGAACTCATTCACGTCGGAAGGAACATCTTCCGTGACAGTTCTGGCGCCACCAACAGCTTCTGGATTCAAGTTTGATGCTGGGCCGATCAGTCTAGCAATGTTGGCAATATCCAGAGACCTGGTCAACGCCCCGGACACTGGAGTGTCTTCAGCAACGCGACCGTAAGCTGCAGCTAGCCTAGCTGTAGTGCTAGTGCTGTATGGATAGCTTTGGTCGTGAATGTCGCCGACCGCTCTCTCTAGTTGTTCGGCAGCCCTGCGCAGCTGGGCAGTGATAGACGATAGCTTCTCTGAGGTTGGTGTCTCACCAGCAGTAAAGCTGGTGAGTACAGAGATGCCTTGTTGTAGCTTGTCAGCCATTAGATGACTCCTGTGAGACTAAACTGATTGATCCCAGTAGCTGCTGGGTTAATCGTGATGAAGTTGGCGCCACCTAGTCCAGCACCAATATTAAACTCTTCCGTGATGAAAGTCCACCCGTATGGGATGGGGAGAGTTCCAGAACTATCTACCCCAACGAGAGTGTTAGGGAGCTGTAGTCGCAAGCGAACGTCGTTGGATACGATGAGGCTTCCAGTAAAGGGGTCTCGACCATAAGCTCCGAACCTTGACTCTGCAGGAGCTACGACAATGTAGGCTCCTAGATTGTTTGTGGCATCCAGCGCATCGGGAAGGGGGAGATTCCTGTCCTTGAACACAAGCACATCACCAGTGATTTCATCAGGGTGCAAGGGGAACCATGCGCCCTCCAGCTTTGTCACAGGGTGCTGGACGTCGTCGCGCCACTCATAGAGAATGACACGCGCACCACGCTTCAGCGCTGGGTCCCATTCCACTGCGCCCTCCTGGAACAACCATACTGAATTGCTTGCTCCAACCCAACCGGCGTTGACCGCAGTATCAAGATAGAACCTGGTGTAGGGCTCATCGTTGCCGTCCGTTAGGCGTACCGCCTGACGGATACCAAAGTTACGAACGATGCCGGAATTATCCAGCAGCCGAAGGATGCCGTTGTTATAATCTTCAACGGTCTTGACCCAGACATCAATGTACCCAAGCCCGTAGGGCTCGGCAGCCGCACCACTAGAGAATGCGGTAGCTGTAGTGCCTGTGGACCCAAGTGTCGGATCGTGCTTCAGTACCTGGAACACCCACACTTCACCCGGGACGACAGCGGTATCAAAGTTCACAGTCATGTGAGTGTCGCTGCCAACGTGCTCGATCTTCACAACATCCATGTCCAGACTCTCTTGAGTGTATGGAGCGCTGAAGAAGCAATTGGTCTTGCCTAGCGAATTGCTGTTGGCAGAATAACGATCCAAGGTTCCGTTAAGGAATCCAGGCCCGTCCTTGATGTAAGTAGTAAGCTGGATATCCTCTACGGGATTTCCAGCGCTATCGTAAGCGGTGGCCGTGAGCTTGCTCGTATCTGTACCGAAGAACACTGGGCCGTAGAGATTGCCTCCGATCACTTCGCTGTCAGTAGACAATACAACCTCAGCCAAGTTTGTGTCTTGGCTGACAATCTGAACGATGTTGTTTGCTTTCACATTGACCAGTGCGCGAACATCTAGCCAAGTGCTGTAGTTCGCTGATCTAAGTGCGTAGTCAGAGACCTCGTAGTCGACACGAGGAACAGCCTCGTACTTGCAGTACCAAACATCAGTGGAGGAGGCGCCGTGCTGAACATCTTCTAGGATGCTGCTGATCGCGTGCTCTGCTACGGTGGTGCCGTTATATCCTCGAACGCAGTCAATGAAAGCTTTTCTGGTCTTTGCCAAGTAGTAGATTTGTTCTGTTCCGACCTGAATGATGCCTTGGTCTGGATAGAAGTCCAGGTCGCTGGACATAACTACAGATACTTCAGTATCTGAGATAGACAGGGCCTCATCAAGCACCAGGCCTGGAGCCTTGTAGCCACCAGTCTGGATTACACCTAGATCGTAATTGACAGAGAAGTGCTTGTCAGTCGCAGTACTGAAATTCAGATTGACCTTCTCAGTCCACTCGGTGACTACACCGAGGGAACTGATTGAAACCAAGCGGACGGACCCGGCATTGAAGGGGAAGTACTTGCTGAAGAGCGCCCGCCCATTGGCAAGACCTGCACCCTTGTTCTCCCAGCTGTCTGCAATAACAGTCGGATCGAGAGAGTCAACTCCTCTCCTGATGGCAAAGAGCTGATTGAAGACAAGAGCGTCTCCATCGATTGCCATCTCGCTTTTGCGAGTCTCAACAAGAGACCAGTCAACGTCAGGTAGTTCGCCAGGAGAGACGCGTTCTTGACTGTCAATGACGCCAGTGAATTCAGTTACCATCTGAATGTCACGAACGGTCATGATCTCGTAAGTCGCAGTCCTGGAGAAAATCCTGGCACTGATGCTGTCGTGTACAGCATCAGCCCTCAATGTCACTGACGTTCTGAGATCGCCTGCTACGTAGTTTGCTACGGCAGAAAAAGAGTGATCAGAGTAGAGGCTGCGAGAGTCCCAGTAGACACTAAAGGATCCAGTAGTGAATCGCGGAGTCCAGGTGAGGCAGTCGCCCACCGGTACGTTTACGATGTCTTCGTATGTAATACCGTCCAGCACTCCACTTTGCCAGTCCTCTAGCTGTGTGCCATCCAGTAGCCCCACATCATGGCCACCAGCATAAGTTAGGTATCTGGTAGTACCTAGTGCTGCGCCAGGAAGTCGGCGACGATCCCATCGCCATCCAGCAATATCTGTCTCAACAGAATGGACACCTGTCAGCGGAACGTACTTGTCAGTAGGCTCTACGTAGTTCGTTACTTCAAGAACGATACTCTTGTATTCCATCATTCACCCCAGCCTAGTGGGTGCACGGCCAGAACCTGGTTGTATACCCTTGCGCCCTCAGGGGACAGCGAAGATCTTTCCAGCTCACCAGTGTCGTCTGAAATTTGCTCATCCATGTGCCTGAACTTCAAGTCAGCATCATCCAATGGCACAACGCTAACGGATTGCCAGTGCATGCGGTATGGCAGCTCAGCGTACGAGTAGCTACAAGTGCCTTGAGCAGTGCTGTAGGTAAAGACCTGGCCAGCAACATAATCTACGAAGAAGTCGCCTTCTGCTGCGACGAGAGATACGTCGTCAACTTCGCTGGCGAACACGCTTCGGTCAGAGAACATGATCTCAACTAGGTTCTGATGGGGGAGACGATTCTGATAGCTGCCGAGTAGCTGGAACTGCATGCGGTATCTTTCTGTATTGTCGAAGCGCAAGTTTCTGCTACGAAGATACTGGTCGTAGTCGTCGAGCGCTGTGGCAGTAAAGTACGCGCTGGCAGCAAAGGCTGCAAGAACGTCCTGCAGCCACCACCCATTATCACGATCTTCGAAGAAGACTTCTACGTCAGACAATTCATTGTCATAGTCGTAGTATGCGCGCAGATATGTGCTGGTGACTTCGACTGCTGGGCGGGGCGCTAGCGGGACATCATCAGCATCCAAGACCAACTCAATATCAAAGACTGGAAGATCCAAGGCACCGATCTTTCGACCAACGCCTCTGATGTAACTAGACTGACTGGGGTCTGCAGGGTCGCGTGCTTCGTGCAGCAGTCGCTGACGATACTTATGCAGAGGCTCCTCGGGAAGCCTCTGCAGTCCAAGACGCAAGCCTGCTTCATCAAGCCCCACAGGAAGGGCAGTCTTGTCGGGAGTATAAGTGCCCATCAGTAGGTAACCTCGACGGAATCGTAATTCGATCGCATTAGAATGCGATCAGTGCGGGTGTCGGCGGTCCACCCGTCTACGAACTCCTCAAAGTATTTTACCTCACTACCCTGGGTTACGCCAAGATAACCTTCCTTGCTGAACCCTACGGCAGTAGGAGAGACCACGCCGGTGGCCAATGAGACATCTGCAGTCATGCTGCTAGCTTGTACGGCAGTAACGTAAACAGTGGTGTCGACGTTGCTCACGGTGGTGAGCGTGTACTCCCACTGGCCGAGCTGATCGTACTCTGTGGAGAACCTGATGTCAGACCAACTGCCTTCTGGCAAACGGGCAGATGGGTTAGGCGCAGCAATGTACGCTTGAGCCAAAGCCCAGGTTGTCTTATCTGACTGAAGGTACTCAACAACTCCTGCAGGGTCGCGGCGCTTCACTTCAATCTTTGTGATGTTTTGGCGCAATCGAGCGAAGTGGGTGTACAGGTATTCTGTATCTCCAAATTTTGCTCGATGACGAAGAGGAACCAGCTCAATGTACGTGCTATCAGTCTCAATATCAGTGGAATTAAACACCGAGAATGAAGAGAGCTCATGGTCGTAAACGTGCACATTGCCCTGACTATCCAAGACATACATCTTGGACGTCTGGTGATTGATCGCCAAATCAACTGCTGTATACGGGTTACCTGAAGAGTTCAAAAGAACTACTTCTGCCAGGGTCTCAACGTTGCTCGCAAGCTCAATCCCCGCTCTGCGGTATTGCTCACCAAGCTTGAGCCGTGGTGACGCGTACTCTACGTAAGAATACGTAGGGCCTCCAACTACCTGGGTAGATAGAGAAAGCCTGAGCTGGCCCTCGAAATCGTCAAAGATTGCTACTCTGTATGGATCTGGTTCAAAGCTTTGTGCGTTCGAGAACCATTCAATCAATACATCGCCATCGAAGCCTTCAACGACAACTTCAGTGACGGTCTTGTAGATGTTGCGGGTACAGTACACTCCTTCGTCTAGGATGCGAACATACTCGCGGATAGTGATGTCATTCTCGTCTGTGCCTACAATCTGAATTACATGCCTGCCGCTGTACTCTCTGTCGCTGACGCTTGTGCGCTTAGCGAAGAAGGTGGTGTTGGTAATGTCAATGTATAGGCGTTCGGGCCTTGAGAGGGCCCCGTACGTATAGGGTGCCGCACTCGACCAGACAGTGAATGAAGAATAGGTTTGAGAGTCTACCTCCGCAATACGTGCAGGAGCGGCATTTAGTAGCGTGATCAGGTCTTCGTGCTGAGTCAGCGTATAGTCAACAGCATCCAACGTTCCCACAACTGTGGGGTAAATGTAGCTGAACGCACCTGTCGTGGTATCGGTCTTCTGAAAGATGTCGTCTTCGTCCAGATACAAGCTCCACAGGTACCCAATGCCAAGGTAGGGCTTGAGCAAGTGAGGATCATCAGACAGCTTGCGTGCAGTAATGCTTTGCTCCGCAGTCACTTCTGCGAAAGTGTCCAGGAGTCGATGACCTAGTGAGCTTGGGTCTCTCCGAATCTTAGTCCAGAGAGGAAAGGCATTTGCTAGTCGTTGTGTACGGAAAGACATACGAACTCAGAGGTAGGTTACAGTAAGAGCGCCAAGGTCAGCAAACTCGTCTTGGTCCATGCTGTAGGAACCGTTTTCTAGCAGGTCTCGCTCTGTAGCGACACCACCAGACGGACCTCGACGGATGTAGACTGTCTTGAAAATATCAGAAGGCTTACCAAGGGATGTCAGACGCACCGATCCTTGAGTGTAAGTCTGCACTTCCTTTGCAGCTTGTAGGAGCGCAATGGAGGAGTTGATCCCCGCGCTTCTAAAGTGATTCCTCAGTGCTCTCTTCATTGTCGCTTCCACTTGTCGCTTCTCTGCGCTTGAGAGCGCTCGAAGCGCCTTCACTTCCATTTCCAAATCAAAGTAAACTGCTGTCGCAGCTGTTGTTGAAATCTCCATCCCTGGCCCAGACAGATCGTTCATACGAGCTTGTACCGCCCTCACTAGGGCAGGATTGCTTTGGTTCTCTGCACCAAGGATCACTACACCCACGGTTCCAATGCCAAAGAGACCACTAAAGATTCTAGTGTCTAGTACACCCGGAACCCGCAAGGCAGTCAGATGTAGCTTGGTGAAGTTACTGGTGGCTAGCGTGTCATAGTACCGGCTGAGTCTGAACCGGTAGTTCCTGTCGTTCTCTTGTGCCCTGCCATTCAGCAAACTGTAGAAGTTCACTACCTTCAGTCCTGTTCCGGCGACGTAGTTAGTGAAGTTGTGGTTCCTCATGACCGAGGAACCAACGTTCCCAATGGGGCCACTAGCTTCGCAGCGAGCCCCAAGGAACTGGAGGGTACCGGCAGCCGATAGAGTAACGGCCTGGGTGGTGAGGTAGCTGACTTCTGCTCCCAATTCGTTTTGGTCGGCATCTGAGTAGATGCGAGTGCCTGCTGGGATCACAATATCTGCTGCACCGTTGAGGTCACCGAATGTTCCAGAGCTAACGTAGAAGGCGAAGTTCTGGTCGGTCCTGTGGCCCTCAGCAAATGTTTCAGCTAGCCTGGGAACGCCCATGTCCTGACCAATGAGATCAAGCTGGTCTCCTCGGGCGTTAGAGATCTGGTTAGCATAGAACGCAGTAATGGCCTCATTGCGCGCACCAACAACCTGGTCCAGGAAGACCTGGATCAGTGCGTCAGACTTGGAGTCGGCATCAAAGTCTGTGATGCCAGTACGATTGGTGAATTGGCCGCGGAAGTCGCGGGCAATCAACAGTGGATTCTTTCTCTCAGGAGTGACAGGCATTAGTTCCTCGGGCTGACCTTGTTGTCAGCCAGGTCATAGCTGTTGATGAGAGTGATGGTCTCTCTCTGCCCAAGCGGGGCAATGTGAACGAGGGTGGCAATTGAGGTGCGAGAAATAGGGAAGACATCTACCCGAACTTCCTGCGGGCTCAGCAAGCTCCCTCTCATTAGCTCATTTGAAATAGCGTTCTGAAGGTCACGCCCTACCTCAGGAGTGTTCGGCAGACCAGCATACTTCTTCAGTCCAGCACCAGTCTGAGGACTGCCCTGCCAATCTCCCTTGGAGCTTTGCAGTCGAGCTTGAACCCTTTGGATTGCGCCACGATAGTTTTCGTCGCGAGTGTCTTTGAGGTCCAACTCGACTTCGTCTAGGACGAAGTCTCCAGAAGAACTCCACTTCAGGTCGTGCATGTCGCGTAGTCTGCTCATTAGTTCTCCTTAAATCAAGCCCACAAGAAGTGCGGCGGTAGAAACGATAGTAGGTAGCTGCTCAACAAAGGGCGGAATGATTAGCTGCATCGGCATTGCAGTGTACGTGGTACTGGGAATCATGGTCAGAGGCCAGGGAAGATCCTGAATCATTCCAGCGTACTTCATGCTACTGCTCATTCCCTGGATGCTGATGACAGATGGAGTGCCACCAGACATGCTGATCTTGTCTTCATGGACACTGATGAATGACTTCTGACCGACACTGGCTCTAACTTCCCCAGGGTTCCCCAGGATAGAAATAGCACTTTCAATCTTATCTTCTCCACCAACCCAGTAGCTCATGCGCCAGGTCTTTTGTGGTCTTTGATCTGCCATTAAAAAATCCCTGAGATATCGAGCGTAGAAGTCTCGGATGAGAATCCACGAAGCTTTCTTGTTGGCTGCCCGCTGACGACTAGGCGACCGTCTTCAGGGCGCAGGCCGTTATACAAGATCATACCTCGAAGTCCTTCAAGAAGCACGCTGTTGCCGAATGTAGATAGCAACTGGGCTTCTGATTCCCTGAAGCCCACTACGAGCTCTTTCCCGGATCGAATGATTCGAACCTTAGCGAACAACGTGCCAGGCTCTCTTCTGATGTAAGGTACCAAGTCGCCAGGCACACCATCAGACTTCAGTACGTCAGCGTCATAAACCTTTAGGATCAGTACTGCAGCTTGGTTGCGACCGGCAATGTCCGGTCGCTTCTTGTGCTGGGTTGCTCGTCTCCGAGCTTCCTGTAGGGCGTTTTGCGGAATGGTAGAAGGCATTATCCTTCCTCCCCTGTTAGCTGAGCGTATGCGATCTTAGACTCATCGGCGAAGTTGCCGCGTGGGTCGAGGCCCCCAGCGTTCAACCTCCTCCAACTATGAGTGCCGTACAGTCTCCAGATATCAGTCAGGTCGCGAGTACCACTGATGTGATCATCTGCCCAACGACCTAGGTCGCCCTTGAAGTTGTTCCAGATCATTGAGGGGTCAGACAGGTTTAGGCCGGAGACAATTGGATGACCATTCTTCATTAGTGGAATCATCATGATTGAGTCGCCTCTCAAGCAACTCAAGAACAAGACTGGTCCACCAAGTAGCCACTGCAGTGAAGGTGTTGCTGTTCCGGCCATGCCCATTAGGGCAGCACCGGAACCGAAGACAGCAAGACCAGTAGCTGATGCACCAGCCACTCTTGTGAAGGCAGAGACCTCAGCTCCAAGCTGGGGGACCGCCTTGAGAACAAAGGGCGCAGCCTTGAACGCCACACCAGCCGCAGCCAGTGAGGCTCCAGCGACTAGCCAGCGACTAGCGTCATTAAACTTCCCTCGCAAACCTAGCGCCTTCTTGACCTCTCCACCAAGAGCATCAATGTCCGCAGCATCACTGGTCCCGTCCTCTAGAGCAAAGGCATCGAATGGACTGATGGCATCAACGCGCTCCTGGAGGTGCTCGGCATATTCTGTAGAGCCACCCGCTCCCTTACCAAGCAACCAGTCAACAGCGTGAGCGATGCTACCGGCTTCACTAAGGCGCAGGCCCTGGTAAGAGTCTTCGACATCCTTGGTCGCCAGAGACATCATCTTCATGGCCTCAAGTACAGGCCAGCTACTAATCTCATTCGCAAGCACAACGGCTCCGGGCTTGATCTCTGTGATGAAGCCAGTCTCGTGACTGAAGCTGTGCACTACCTGCTCGACCTCGACTGGTCCAACCATATCGTTGTAGGAGTCAGACAGGATGCAAATATCCCAGGGCCTAATGCGCGCGTTGCCTAGGGAAATAAGTTCGCCACGATACATGTCCCTCATGGTGTGCAGTAGCGCACCGACTCCATAGCGCATTGCCATGCCGTAACCACGGACATTGTATGACGGCTCAAGAGGGAGGACCCTAAGCTTGTGATCAGGAATGAAGGCATGGGCCTTGAATAGCTCAGAGCCGGCTGGACCGTCAGCGTAATCGTCGCCAAAGTAAGTGACGTCGACTGCATTGTACACTGCGTTCTCACTGCTAATAAGCCCGTTCCAAACTAGGTCATGGTCAGAAGACAGGCTGTGGTAGCGGCGGAAAGGCTCGAACCTCAAGTTAAGGGCACTCATGTACTCGAGGATAGCATGGGTGCTAAGCAGGGTGTTAACAGCTGCCTTGTAGAAGCGACTGTCTTCCACAGGCACGTCGCTAGCGAGCACAACAGGGTCGGCACCAAGAAGTGCGCCAGATTGGTAGCCGCCAGTAGAGTCAGCCACATTGTCTGAAGTCAGCACAGTGCCCTGTCCGGCTGCGACTTCTCGAATGAAGAAGTCGGCACCATTCTCACTGCTAACGCGATACCCTTCCTCGACAGCTGCGTTGCGAGCAGACAGGATTAGAGAGTCGTTGATTTCTTCAACAGTGTATCCTCCACCATACTCGTCGCCATACAGCATACGGAATTCATCGATAGTAATATCTGGATCATCTCCGTCAGAACTCAGAAGTCTATGCAGGTCATTGGCTCGGGAGATAAATGTATTGTCTGCTGGACGCGCCCAGTACCGCTGACTAGGAACACCGAAGAACATTGTGTATCGGAACTTGTTGCCATACGGACGAGTACCATAGATCCAGCCAGGATGACGCAGGGACATCTCATGGAAGATGTCCCAGATCGTCTGACCAGTTACGGCAAACTCACACAAGTTAGGATCAACGCGCTTATCCAGCGCATCGTAGCCTCCAGCCCAACGTGCAGCGCTGTAGCCCATCTCGTCGCTGTAGGTGAATGCACTTACCCCCGTGCGGACAGTCCACAGACCCAATTGCTTCAACTGTTCCTTGAATCCATTATCAAAAGTTTCCATGTAGTCTTTTGGATGTGGGGGGTACAGGTTGTCATCCTGAGGGCTCAGGAACAAGCTGACTTCCTTGCTTCGAAAGTATGCCTTCACTCTGTCGATTTTCGGCTGGATCCACGGCTCGGTAAACGCAATGAACAGGTCGACGCCAAGGGCGGCACCTGAGACACCAGCAATACCAATCGGAACAGTAGTGATAAATCCTCGGAAGACGTTCTTCACTGGCTGCATTCCGATACCCATTACGAAGTCGGTAGTGAGCCCCACAGTAGCTGAAGGGTTTGTCATCCACATGCCCTTGAAGCCCAGGTTCAGAACTTCTGTATCAGCCTTGGCCATGATCTCGGCTGCTTTTCCAGGGGCCTTCCCCTTGGCGCTGCGAGCGGCAGTCGCGTAGATGGCCCTAGCTTGGTGCACATACAAGTCTCCGACTTGCTTCTTTGCGCCAAGGCGCTGTAGAAATTTGTAGATCACGTTTCTTTGGCCAGCGTTCTTTGCCATGACAGCACTGATGTCGCCAGTAGCAATGACACCTTCTCCAGCATTGAACACGACACCAGGCGCTCGCCGTTCAGCAGTCCGCACTAGCTGCCTAAGCCAGGCGCCTTGACCGATACCAGAGCCAGTGAGACCCAAGGCAGCAAGCACGTCATCAGCCCACTTTGCTCGGCCAAGGGTGTTGCCTAGGCTACGGAACAGCTTACCTGCGCCTGGCGCTCGGCTAATCACAGCTCCACCTGCGATGATCACGGCTGCTGTGATCACAGGGTGGTCGAGCATCCACTTGAGAGAAGCGTTAGCAACCTTGAACCGACCAAGAAACGCGTCACGAGAATAGTCGTTGAAGTCCAAGCGAGCGTCACTCCCCTCTCCAAGCTGGTACAATTGACCGAATTCCCATCGTCCAAAATGCATAAGCTCAGGCTCAAGCATCATGGCACCTAGCAGGTGGTGGGTCGTAGGATAGGTGGGCGCGTCTTCTGTGTGAGACGCGCCCTTGATGGCTTGCATCAACTCGGTGCCAAAGGATTGAACCATGATCTCAGCACGGTCACCGCTAGCATTCCATTGGATGTCAGCAATCCTGCCGTTGATGAGAACCTGTAGCTCGTCAGGGTCGTTGCTGTAGCCAACTCGCAACTGCACATTCAAGCCAGGACGCAAAACTACAGCGCCGAACGGCTGGTCTAGCACAGTTCCCTGAGTTGTTGTGTCGCCTCCGGTCTTGCTTTCTTCTCCAGGAATCTTTGTCTTGGCAAACTCAGCGGAGTAGTAGTCCAAGTCAACGACGGCATCCCTTTTGGTGCCGTCGAGTGAGCCCCCAACATTGAGCAACGTAATCACAGCGTGATCAGCTGGGCTCTTCCTGCTCTGAACTACGTTGAAGCTAGTAACGCCGTTGTAGCTGAAGAAGTCATCGAAGTTCAACAGGCGGCTCTCAAACTCGTCTTCTTCTACGAAGAAGAGTTTGAAGGTAGGGTAGGCCCTGCGCATAGTTCTCTTCTGACTAGTGATGTCTCTTGCACTAGCCTTGGCAAGCTGCTTAATGCTTGCAACATTAAACCTGTGAGACGGATCAACATCGCGTTCAATCACGCTTCCTGTCGTAGCCTCTAGAAGGTCGTCGGGGAAATCCTGCAGCTCTGTGTAGCCAGCTCGGGAGCCGAACATCTGCTTGACGCTTGACGCAGTGGTCGCCAGCTCGTCGTACTTTTCAGTAGGCATTCGACGGGGGTATTGAACTCCACCGCCAACGCCATTGTAGTTCTCGGTGAGACTCATCCTAAAGTCTAGAATCTGGGTGTTGCCCAGTTCGTCTACCTGGGCGTGAGTGAGCGTAGGCCCCGGGGTTACAGCCTCGGCGATTTCATCAACCGCAGCTCCAGCTGGACCGACGGCCGCCTGTGCTACTTCGGTTGCAATACTGCTGTTGGCTTCGTCCTCCGCCTTGTCAGCTTCGTCATGCATCTTGCCAAAGAATGAGGTAATGCTGTCGCTACTATCAGGATGCGGTGCATATGGATATGCTGTCGGGCCACGATCGTTCTGGCCTCCACCGTCAGTACCTTCGGCCTGGTATTGCTGTCGAAGTACAATCTTGTCAGATAGTCCCGGCTCTAGTACAAACTCATCCTTGTCGGCTTCGTAAGTTTCTCCCTGCTCCAGGTGCTTCATCGAAAGGTAGCAGTTGTCGACAATGGAATTCATTGCTTCATACATGGCTTCCAGCGTGGCGGAAGCGTGTGCGTCACCGTCCTCGTAGATGTTCCACATGTAGAAGTCTGGAGATGTAGAGGCCATACTGCCATAGTAGGGGTGGTGCGGCAAGTCTAGGTCTGGATAGGCAGGGGCGCCTTGAATGCGTGCTTGCCTGTTGATACTTGCTAGCCCCTCAAGGCCGAAGGCCCTGAGTAGCTTAGGGTCCCTTCGAAGATCCTGTGCGTAGCTGGCAAAGACGCCCTTGAAGTACTGAAGCTTGCTGCTCTCTCCATCAGCATTGACTCGCCAAATGAAGGGAGAGTCAAAGCTATAAATGCCTTCTGCAGTGTTGGTTAGCCAGTGCCCGAGAGTGCCAACAGCCGGCTTCCAGGCAGGTACCTCGATTCTACCCTTCTCATCTACCTCTGGGTTTAGGTGCCCGCCTTCAAGAATATAGGAGTCATCAGTTGTGCGATTGCGTGGTGGAGGGTTTACGATGAACCAGGGGGTTGCGGCTGGGCTGGAACTGGGAATCCAATAGCCGCAAGAAGCGGTAACAGTCTTCAGCTGGTCCACCAGGTTTCCGAACACAGGGCTGCCATCGAACCCTAGCAGGGTGGAAGTCAGGTCACCAAACATGCTTTCGGTAACGTAGCTCTTGAATCGCTCTTGTGCGGCGAGCGCCTTGAGGGGAAGAAAGAACAGATAGCTCTTGGCTACTTGCTCGAACGTTAGATCGTATTGGGCTTCAACGAAGTTAGCAAAGTGCCCCGCGATCTGATCTGGATCTTCGCCCAGCACCTGCCTCATACCGACATGCTCACCAAACCCAAGCAGGGCTGTGGCTGTGGTCCAGGCGACATCCCATGTCTTCAGTAGCCCGTAGCCAATTCCTTCTGCAGCGACCAGGCCCTTGTGTTCATTAGTAAGAAAGATTCTAGCCTTTTCGTCTCCGTCAAGACCATCAGACCAGTAGAGCCAGTTGATGTTATTCTGCATTTGCCAAGTCGCCTGACCTGGCTCCATATCTCCCCAGTTCAGTTGCCAGTCAATCTTTGCAGCTTCAGCAGCTACTGACAGCCAGTGCTGAAAGTACTTGAATAGTGAAGGCTTTACAGGCAAACAGTAAAGCTCCTGGCGAGCAGTCTCTTCGGAAACTCCTCCAGGCTCAACACGCCCTCCGCTCTGCACTTGCAACTGGTCTTCAGCGAGCATCATCTCTGCAGACACAATCGTCTCATGAATCAGAGCCCAGTAGTCCAAGATCTTAGGGAGAGGGATCTCTGCCGCCAGTTGGTTTGACTGGGTTTGGTTTAGTAGCTCACTCACGTCGTAGTGATAATTGGTGATAGCCCTTGTTGCCTGTCGGGCTCCAAGTCCCAACGGGCCAATGAGTCCTCCACGCGTCGCTTCCCATTCTTTAGTCCTGGTGTTCTCGATCTTCACTGGCTGAGTCAGAAGTGCCGCGGGGATACCAATGATACTGGTTCCTGGCATAGTCACAACGTTTTGCTGAAGCGAACTAAGCAAACTTACTAGCTCGGGGTCAGGGTCACCGAACACAACAAACTCTTCGTCGCCTGCGCTATAGAGCGCAGCGCCGTCAACGCTGTCTAGTTGGTCTGCTCCCAGAAGATACTGAAGCTCGTACTTACCGTAATCGCTTCCACCTGGGACTGAGGTCTGCGCTCCAGCAAGTTGTGCGATTAGAATCTGAGTGAGCACATCTTTGTACTCGTCAGCGAAGTCCCAGTTGTACAGCTTCGTGAGAATCTGGCAGAAGGCATCTTCCAGATCCCCAGCCACAGGTGCTGTGGAACTGATGAACTCCCCTGTATACGGATTGGTCTCCTGGAACTCCAGCGAGTGGCAAGCCAAGCCAGGTTGGCCCTTAATGGTCTGAGAGGTTCCACGAGTATTGATTAGCCGACGAAGCAACATTGTGTCGTCAACAACCTTCTTAGGCCCCTCTAGCGGGTGATCTACAACGCCTTCGCCCTCCTTCCACAGGACGTCATTCTCTCGGTAGCTTCCTAGCAGACGAGTAATGAAAGAATCACCAGCAACAGCCCAGCTGTCAACAACTGGTCTGAAGTTGCGAGCGTTGGAGTGCAGCATGCCGCGCATTGCCATAAGCAGTTGCGCTTCCTTGGGAAGTCCTGCGAGATACTCCGCTCCAGTACCTTGATTGTCTAGAGAGCAGAATTCAAAGCTGTAGAAGGGCTCAATTGAGCCGAGGTGCTGTTGAGTTGGGAACTCGTGACCGAGAATCGGAATGTTGGCGACGACATGGCGCAGCCCGCCAGCAACTGCACTGAGCACCACGGGGCTATTGCGAAGCATGCCTTGGTTCAGCTCACCGTTCAGACGGTCAGCGTTGAGATGAAATTGCTTCCACCAGATATTGGTAACTGATGCTTCTCTATCGTAGTACATCCAGCCGTCATCCCACAGGGTCGTGAGAGTCTCCATTAGGCCGCTGGCGACTTCTTCGCCAAGCTCGGCTGTCAGAGCACGACTCACATCTTCGTCGTCTGCTCGCAGCAGGGTGGGATCGATTTCAATCTTTGGTGAGCCTGAGACAGCTAGTTTGTAGCTGCTGATTGGATCGACAGGAACTAAGCCCGAGTGAGAGTTATCGTAGATCCTCGGGATCTCATCTTCTGGATACTCGGGGTCTCGGTTGCCAGCCATGTCCAACGGCTCCCAGTATTCGAAGTGCAAGTGAGCCCCGCGCAACCAAATGCTAGTTGGCTCCTCCTCTCCTGCGGCAAGATACTGCTGGTCTACTGGGATGATCTGAGTCTCTGTCCTGACTTCACCGTCCTTGAGGACGTCCATTGCTTGCTTCAGGAAGTCTTCCTTGAAGGGGCCAGTCTTGCCAGTGTAGCCAATAAGCTGTCCTGCATCGACTTGGTCTCCGTGGTCTACGAGCACTTCTGACAAGTGGACATAGCTACTCCACTCACCCTTGCCATGGTCAATGGTGATACCCTGACCGCCTGACTTGGGCATCACCACGTAGTAAGCTCCTTGAATGCCTACGCTGGGCACAGCCATGCCTACGGGCCAGTGCTCTGCATCAAGCCCGACAACACGACCACCAGCTTTGAACTGAACTCCAGGAACATGAGTCCTAAGAGACAGCTCAAAGTCGTTCATGTCGACCATGGCTTTTTCTTCAGGCGAAGTGCTAGATACCGTAGCTCCTGCCCAAACATCACCATCAAGCTGCAAGAGCTTAAACACGCCATCACGAGAACTGTTGTGAGCGTTAGCACGAGTCACTTTACCAGCACTAACAGCGAACACAGGGTAGCCGACGCCAACAGGGAAGTCGGTACCATAGTGGGGCTTGTGATTGTGAGGGCTGCTGTAGAGCTTCTTGGCTACAAGGGGGCCTCGGTACGAGACGTGTCCTGTTTGACCTTCGGCTACTCGGGGGAGAGGTAGCTTGTCTACATCGTAGGGTACGGCACTGTCCTTTGGTCCGATTGGGGCATACCTGCCGTCTGGATAGGTCCAGCCCCGGCGCACGAGCGACCGACCGAACACGCGCTTACCACGCAGCTCAACCATGTCATGGAAGTCGTAGTGCTCCATCCAAGCTTCTGCAAACTGGCTGCTGATACCGAGGTCATTCCTAGCGTTCTCGATAGAGTCAGCGTGAGCGCTTTGAATAGCTTCGGCGTACTCTACTGGCATTCGCAGCTCGTTGTAAGCTGCGAAACTAAAGATCACGCCACCGTGATAGGAGTTCATCTCCTGGACCCACTTAGCTGCTGCTGCACGATAAGTACGATAGAGACCAGAGTCTCTTGGGGGCCCTTGATGCAATCCGTAGGTGCGTCGTACCTGGCCCTCAAGGATAGCGCTGAACATCGAGGAGGATAGTGGAGTAGGCTTGCCGCCTGGAGTCCTCAAGTCCTGCTCAACATCGATGCCAAAGTTACGCTTCAGCGCATCACGCTGAAGGTAGTTGATGTATCTGGTGTAGATTAGAGATTGGTCAGGTCGGGGGACAGTTAGGGCTGGCTGCATCCTGCCAGGCATAGGCTGGAGGTCAAAGATTTCTCCTCGATGTAGCTCCTGCATCTCCTCGATAGTTAGAGTCTTTCGGTCGTTATACTTGTTCTGAACGACATCCCAGGTTCGAACTCCGTTATCAACAGCATTAGAAAGTCCCGGCAAGATAGTGTGCCGCGGAACCTTGCGGTCGCCATCCCAGTCCCAGCCAATAGTCAGCTCCATTGGCTCTACTTCCTCAAAGGGACCTTCAGCGCGGACTGGCACAGTATGCCAGTCCCGACGATACAACCAGTTGTGAACGTATGGAGCGTAGTTGAACCAGGTGAGATCCAGCTGCATGATCCAGGTGTCTGAGCTGCCCTGCATGGGTGCAACAGACAAGCCCGTCATGGTGAAAGCCATGTTCTGAGTAATAGGCCAGTGCGGCGAGATAGTTTCGCGGAGGAACCTGTTCTCGATGTAACAGAATGGGCTGTGTCTAAACTCGACAATGAGTCGATGCATATCCAAGACCTGGCCGCCGGTAAATGCAATCACAACACTAACAGCAATCTGGCCTTGGCCAGAGGGGATCTTAGTACTGGCGTTGCTTCTCAGCGTTCTCCACTGATGGATCAGATCTTCTTTTTGGATGGTGATGTCTGTGGGAGGAACTACCAGGTCGATGTCGTTAATGCGGAAAGTGTGCTGGCGCTTCGTTGAGCGGGGGACCTCAATTAGGTCACCTGCCTCAACTTTGATTCTGTCTTCTAGACTGCGTGAACTGTCAAACATCAGTATTCTCCAAGGAGACGATCAACATAATTCTGGGTAATGGGGCGTCGGCTGTCATTGATGCGAATAGAACCAGCAGCGTTTCCACCGGTGAATTGACCGATCATGTTGCTTGCTTCCGCTAGCCCAGCATAGTGCTGAACGTTACCCCTAATGGAGTAGGCACCAGGCCTCTGCATGTAGGTGGTCCCTCTGTTGATTGGCGAATTCATCATAGCATAGCCCTGTTCTTGCTGCATGCTTTCTGGCGTCACCTGTGGATCATTGCCCTGGAACAGGTTTCCGCGAGCGATAGCATCAGCAACTGCTGGGTCAGTTGCTTCGCCAGGAACGCTGATTGGTGTAGCTGCGTACCCAGGGGAACCCATTGCTCCCAACGCCAGCATGCTAAGGCCAGCGCCCACAGCTAGTGGAAGCGTCATGCGTCGATCGATCTTGGACAGCGCTGACTTCATAGTCTCAAACGCGTTTGAAATTCTTGCAGGCTGGGCGCTGCCTGCAGCTTCACGCAGGGCAGCGTACTCCATGCTATTCCCAGCAAGCGAGTGCACAAAGTAAGCTTGGGGGTTGTCTAGAGCAGAGCGAGTATGCTGGCCGTGGGTAAAGTCAAGAGTGCCGCCGGCATCCTTGTACTTAACAGCTGCGTCAAACAAATCGTCTACGAAAGAATCTACATTCCAACTCAAGTTGCCTGTGGCAGTAGCTCTATCCAAGAAGCTCTTCATGTTCTTTGAAGCAGCGTCCTGACCCGTAGTGGTGATCCTGCCAATGTCGATGGCGCCAGACTGTCCTCGCACAACCTTCTCTTTTAGGAGCGCACGAAAGTTCTCACGAGTGATTTCCGTAGGGTTCTTGACGAGGTTCTCTACACCAGCGCCCACCTGACCGGCCACGTCAGCATGACGCTCAATGTGCTTTGCTTTCAGTAGCACATGCTCTTCTAGCGCGCCGAGGAAGGACCTGTTCATACGCTGCCTCATTAAGTTCTCCGGCAGTTCGCCGCCGCCAAACTCCATGAAGGCTTCATGAGCACCACGAAGACGAGTATCCATAGCGCCAGTCGACATAGCAATATTGACTTCCTTCTTGATGTTCTCTCTTTGAATAGCCATGGCATACGAAGCAGGATCCTTGGCGCTAATCCCCAGGATATCAGTTCCGTACTTAGTCATACCTCCCTTGATCATGCCTCCAAATTGATCCATGGCAGTGCGGTAGCGCAGCTCCTGTCCCATCTGCTGAGGGGTCATGTTCTGTAGCAGCTTGCGAACTCTCTGTGAATCACCCTTGGACAGAGTTACAGAGATAGCGGTATCGCCGTCAGCATCCATGAACGCCTGTGGGGCTAGACCGATATCCATAAGTCCAGCGGCTGTTTGAGCGTTCGCTCGGAGAACGGTCAGGGTTCCACCACCCTGGCCACCAGTGAACTTCTCTAGATTCCGCACTAGCACATTAAAGAATCGACGTTGCTTTGCCTTGCCTAGTTGCGCCACTTCCTCGAAAGACTTTAGTGTGCGCAGATCGTTATCAAGCTGGTCTCCAGCAGCAGCCATAAACTGACCAAAGAATTCATCCTTGCCGCCAAGACGACCAACTTCCTTTACGTGCCTAAACATCTGAGTGACGAATACGTTTCCAGAACTCATCACAGGATGGCGGCCGCTCATACGGATAAGTCCCGAGGCCCTTGTGAGAGCCTCGGCCCTAGGCCCTGTCCTTTCCATTCCAGTAAAGAACTTCCTGGCCTGATGCGCCTTGTGGGCGAAGCCCCCACCCTGATTGTACAGTTCGCTCAGGAACATGGTGGTATCGCCCATTACCGGTGTCGCCCTTGTGCCAGTAAACAGCTTACTCATAGCTTCGCGAGCAGGGTCGGTGTAACCCAGGGCGGTATTGAGGTTGATCGCAGACACTCTGGGGCTAGAGCTTCCAGCAAGCTTTCCGCTAGAGAGACCAGTAATGGTTCTGGACATCAGGTCGATACCCTCTCTTTGCCAAGCCTTCAAGGACTTGCGTAGCTCATCGCCGGAGCCAGGGGTTTTGTTACCCGATAGCCTGGAAAACAACCCGTCTACTAGCCGCCCGTATTGTCCGGAGATGTCCAGGGTTCCGCCACCAGCTTGCTTGATCATTGTGCCTGGAGCCGCATCGAAAGCAGCCTTGCCGCTTAGAGGCAAGGTGTCGTGGCCAAAGGTCTGCTGTACAGCTCGTCTCATATGAGGCGGAGCGTCAGAGAAGTCTAGGACGACACCCTTCTCTTGTTGCTTGAGGTACTCGCTCAAAGTGCCACCCTGCAAGGCGTCTGGCATCTGCTTCCAGCTCAGTCGCTGGGCTCCTCTCTCGGTGAAGGCATCAATGATGTTTCTCTGGCCCGTCATGCCTCGACCCATATCCATCATCTCCTTCGCCATGGCGAAGTGCCTACCGAAACCAACCTTATTCATGTACATGTTTGAGACAACGTTGCTAGCGCCTTCGGCGCTCATTCCCATTCCACGCAGACGCTCGAAAGAGGTCTTTGCAAAACGAGACTCGGTACCAACGCGTGCTGTACCCCAGTCACCAATAGACTCTCCAAACTGGAATGTATCAACAAAACCGACGAGGCCTCTTCTCATTGCGCTGATAGCGTTTTTCTTGTCGCCAGCGCTCATTGTACTGGTGTTGATCATCGCTTCCAGCTGGTTGGTAGATAGCTGACCAGAGCGCAGCCCGGTGGTCTTGTTAACTCCGCCAGCTCCATAATAGACGCCAGCGAGAGCCATTCCGATCGCTCCTCCGCTAACTCCTCGACTACGCAACTGACCAAACATAGCCTCAGCTACAAGACCGTGATGCCCTGCGGCGAATCGTCCACCGCCGCTAATGCGATCAACTGCGGTTTTGAGCGCCTTGTTGCTAACTCCATGCTGCCTAGCGCTACTGTAGAGCTGATGGGTGAAGATACCGGTACCCTTCTTGAACATATCAGACGACGTGTGAACGGCATCGTAGCGGATGCCTCTGATATTTGCGCCCGCAAGATCTTGCTCGGCCTGCAACAGCCTAGGGTCCTGCACGTACATCAAGTCGATAGCATGCTTACCACGAGCTTCTACGTTGCCCTTGAAGGTCAAGCCGAACTGCTTGGCAAAGCCAATTCGACGCCTCATCTGTTCCGAGTAGTAAAGCATTTGCTTTCCAGCAGATGTACCTCGACCAGTATAGCGGATGGTGGTATCAATCATGTGGGGGTCTCTGCCAATGGACTTAGGCACATTTCCCGCTTGGCCAAAGTAACGACCTTCGTGGATTTGTGCAGCGGTGTAGGTCCGCGTTCCACCAGCCTGCATAACCTCATTCATAGTCTGACTGGCAGCGTATCCATGAGCACGCGGGTCCAGCACTGACAAGACCCTAGACTTTAGTTGGGTCTGGCCGTGAGCACTAAAGGCTAGTCCTTGCCCCTGGACCTCTCGCCACAGAGCACCGCCCTTGTGATGCGCTGAAGCGTACTTGAAGTCTACAATCATGTACTTGTTGGATCCACCAGTAACTGTGGATCCCCACGCCATATTCTCTGCAACTCGACCAGCAGTACTTCCGATACCTACGTGCCCAGCGCCAAGTGTTCTGAAGTCATCCAGCCCCATGGTGGCGCGACCTAGCACTTGGCTTTCGCGAGCCGTAATGGGCAGAGTGTTTCTGTTGATGGCGTCAGTACCATAGGCGTTCTGCAGCGCCTGGAATCCGCTTCCAGCGCTGAAGCCGATGATGCTTCGCCTATCAGCATTGAAGCCAGAGTGAAGTCTTTTACCACCAGCAGCGCCAGCATCCAGCACGTCATCAGACATCATAGCCAGGTTCGAGATCAGATCTAGCGAAGCATCGGTAGCGAGTCTTCCGAAGCTGTGTCCGTAAAGCACATTGCTTTGAAGCCGGGCTTGCTCAAGAACATGTCCGCCAAGAGCTGTGTCAGTGAATGCGGCGCGGTCTACGACCATCATGGCCTCGCGCATCTCATCCTTGAAGCCCTTCATACCAGCACCGCTCTCGAGGTTCTTTCGCAAGATGTCGATGACGTGGTCTGGCATCTCACGAATAGCTCGCTGACCCTTCAGGGACTCATAAGTCATATTGCCAGCACCTACATCCATGCTGTGCCTATGAATATCTGTCATGTTTCCAGCTCGTGCTGGAGAAGCGTATAGGGTGTTGAAGGATTCGCCTGAACGAAAAAGGAACCCGCGCTGCTCACCGCGGCCACCACCAAGCTGGATAGGTACGCTCGCTTGGTAAGCGCCGCCCGAAGACATAAGTTGCGCCACATACATATCGCGGCCACCACCCGGAGACTTGGCACTGTGTAGCGTGGCAGACATTCCTTCTGGAAGAGAGCTTTGCAAGGAATCAAAGCGCTTTCGCAAGGTGCCCTGGAGGGCACCTACGTCAACAGCACTAAAAGCTTGGCCAGACTTGATGTCTCCAAAGTTAGGAACTTGTAGCTGGCTAGCAACGCTTCTGGAGTAATCAAGGTTTTTGTTCCACTCCATCATCAGTTCATCGCTATTGGTTTCCAGCATGGTGCTGATCACACTGGTGGCTAGCTCTTTCAGAGTCTTCGGGTTGCTGTTAGACATCAGTTCAGACAGTGAACTCTTTAGTGAGTTCACTGCTTCAGCCCCTAGGCTTGCTGACGGACTCTCTAGCGTGACACTCATGGTGTGGATCAGTGCGTTGTGTTGCTTAAGTTGTGAGATCATCTGGGCCAGCTCAGGGTTCTTTGCGAGACCCTCGCTAAGTACTGTTCGCATACCCTCTACTGCTCGGGCTGCAGCTTCGTTTCGGGCGCGCTGATGGCTGCGAGCAGCGCCGCCGATGGCCTGACCAAGCTGTCTGTTGGGCGTCATTCTGTGCAGTGGGTTAGCAATAGTCTCATTAGACTTTAGTGACGTAAAGCCGTAGTATGCTCCAGCAGCAAGTGGAGCTAGCCCTGCCACGTTCTTGAGCAGTGACACACCACTGCGAATGCTAGTGCTACCTTCTTGGTCGTACTTAGAAGCCACCGATGTACCTCTCTACTGCGCTGGAAATGTCGTGTTGGCGATTGTCGTCATAACCGATCTGTACAGAACTCATTGTACCTGCTGAGGGAGCAATCTGCCAGGAGCCTCGGTTGCCAGGAATGCCAGTCATTCCACGAAGCGACAAGTTCAGCGCCATGTTGCCGCCACCCATAAAGTCAGAACTTCCCTCAAGGAAAGGTTGCTGCATACTTTTCTTCAACTGGCTTTCCCACATACCGTAGTCATGTAGCTCAGCGCCCGTGCGATCTAGGTAGCGAACCTGAATATCGTCAATATCTACATCTTCGTGCCAGCCAATCCAGTCCGGGTTGGGTTGCGGTCGACCTTCCATGTACCCACGCGCACTAGCATACTGGGCAGCCATGTACTTGTCATCGATAGCCGCTGGGGCACCTGCCCACACGCCAGGGTCGCCAGAATCCATTCGAGACCACAAGGCCTTGTACAAGTGCCGCTGATCTGAGGGGACCATCTCCAAGATGCGATGGCGCTCCTTTCCAGAAGCATGAGCGAAGGCGTTGAAGAACTTACGCTCAGGTCCAGGCAAAGTCCAGTACAAGCCCAGGGGGCTGCCTTGGGGGTTAACACCCTGACGAGTATTAGATGCAGCAAAGCGGTAGCGTTGAGCTGCCGCGTTGTCGCCTGCTGCACGTGCGCCATCAGCAAGAGACATGTACTTAATGAATTCTAGCTTGTCGAAGTACTCGTTGGTCGCGTCTGCTTCCTTACGCCACATTGGCGAACCGTCCCAACCCATCATGTGTGCTGCAGAGTAGGCACTCGGGCGCAGCCAGTCGCGCCATGGCTTATCCCAGAAAGCCATAGGCGTACCGTAGAGACGCTCATACTCGTATTGCTCAATAGGATCTCTGTTGCCCATAAGCTTTTGCACAGGGCGGAAACCCATGGGGACCAAATACTCTGCTGGGGCAGCAACGTTTCTGAGCTGACGCTGAGAGAAAGCCCAGGCGCCCCGAGTAGCGCCACTACCGGGCATGCGAACAGCACGCTCATGCAAGCGATCATCACGGAAGCCGCTAACTACACGACGATGGCGTGCGTCAATCTGCTCCATGTACTCGACTTCTCTCTGAGAGAACGCGCCATCTGCGCGCTTCTTGTACACTTGCTGCTTAAGCATGTTGTACTCGGGAGACATTGGAGCGACATCAGACATGATGGCATAGCGATGGATGAGCGGATAAGCTTCGGAATCCATTCCCCGAAGTTCGGGGTGTAGCGCCGCATAGCCAGCGCCTGGGAGTCGAGCCTCTCCCCACTCTACGTTGCGGTATGGATCTCCCCAGTGGAACTTGTCAGGCAGCCAGCTCGGCATATTGTTTGCCAGCGGATTGACGCGTTCAATCTCGCTTCTGTATCTGGGCAGAATACGTCGAACGAATTCGTTAGTGAATAGCGCGCCACCCATCTGGCCTTCCCAGAAGCGAACGCGCGCACTGCTCATCAAGGATGCGTCAGCAAGCGTGGGGTTGTCACTACCCCACACATCCTCGCCCGTAATAGACTGTTGGATTACATTCTTAGCCCAACCAGTCATACCTTCCAGCTCTCTGAACTGGTAAGAGAGATATGATGCCTGAGACCCAAGACCATAAGGGTCTTGGGGAATGCCATGGTGAGCGCCGAGCGCCATTGCTGGTTCGCGACGACTTCCCTGGTACACCGAAGCGTACTCCAGACCTCCCTCTGCACCCGGGCGGATCCATTCACCAGCGTGCATTACTCGTGCAGGCTTGATCAACTTCCCCACAGTGCTGGCGAGCACGCCACCAATGATAGGTACATCAGCAAATGCTGCGCTACTCATTGGGTAAGGACGGTTCCAGTACTGGCTTTCTTCTAGCTGGTAGGTGAAGTTCTTTCTGAAGAACTTCCCGATGGGAGAGATGGAGTCTTCATCAGGTCCCCAGATCCCTGCCTCACGCGAACGGTTCATCATCAAGTGGTACTGATGTGGACGATAGTACTCATCGTCACCACCAGCAAATGGAGTACCACCAGCTTCCCACCACCTACTCTTCTTGACAGCAATATGCTTCTTGCCAGAGTAGATGTCGCGGAGGTCATCTGAAGTCTCCTTGGACCCCAGGAACCCACCAGTCAACAACCCATGGGCTGCAAATGCTGCGGCACCAATAGAGCCCCAGCGACCCCAGCGACCCACTCCCGTAGGCAGATTGATGTGGCCCTTCGAACTTCTTACTGCACCAAAGCCCATGTCTTGGATGCGCTCACGCATAGCCTTGTCGACCCCAAGGTCGGCGCCGAAGAAGCTGTAGTAGGCTTGAGAGGCAGCACCACGAACTTCACGCTGGATACTGTCTACAAGATTGTTTCCAGCGTACTTATTGGAGATCTGCTGCAAACGACGCTCAAGTGCGTTGTTTAGTGGGTTGGCCTTCGCAAACTTCTCGATGTCTCTTTCTGCCTGATACCACTGAGTATTCATCTGACGGAAGAACCCAATGCTGTCTCCACGTCCAGAGAACTGCGAATGCAGATCTCGCATCATGCGAGTGCGCTGAGCAATGCTTGAGTGAGGCATGGCCCCGCCAGTGCTAAGCCCAGACATGCGCTCCCAGAACCGACGACGTACACCCTGTGTCGCCTGCCCCACTTGGTTGACAGCGCCAGGATCCATAAGCAGCCCAAGCCGCCCAGGACCAGCGCCCTGAAGGAGCTGTTGGGCAACAGTACCTCGGGCACTTGGCAGCTGGACGGAAGCTGCACCAAGAGCTGACACAGCAAATAGCGCGCCAGTTTCCCAGTCGGAAGCTCCAGGAGCGAACCCCTCAAGGGTTCTGCGAAGGTAGTTGAATGGGTTCAGTACGTTGGCTCGGGCAATGTCCATGTTCACAGCAGTGGTAGACATGCCGGCCCAGACCCCCTGATCGAAGCCAGGAAGTACCATCTGCCCAAAGAAGCTGGCGACACCAGCCATAGCAGCAGTTCGAGGACTGCTGCCTAGTTTGCCGAGACCGTAAGCGAGGCCACCACTAACCAGTCCGCTTGCTAGCATTTCTCCAGGCCAGCTGAAGTTTCTGCGCATCCAGTCTGTTTGCTGGACACCCATGTAGATACCACCCGCTGCTGCTGCTCGACCACCAAAGCGCGCAAGCATAGCACTAGCAGGGCCGGAACGAACGCCAGGCTGTACTCCAAGAATCTTCTGAAAGGCTTTGCCTCCCTTGTCTCCCAGAAACTGCTCAGACACTCCAGAGATCAGTCGATTGAATCGATCCATCTCGAACGCAGCGATACCTCTTACGAAGTTAGTTCTGCGACCTAGGTCAGCAACGCTCTCGATTGCACCGCTCATGGAAGGCATGAACATGAATGGTGCCTGCTGGCTCTTCATGCGCTTGCCAACAGGATCCCAAACGTCTCGGACAAGCAGGTCTTTGTGCGAGAACTCCCTGCCGTCGCCGCCCAGTACCTTGCTGCCCATATTCGCAGCGTCAAGCATTCCTGTAGCAATACGATTCATGCCCCGCTCTTGAGTGAGCGGGTTCACGATCTCATGGCCAATAGCTACAAGAGATGCATCTCGGGTAAGCAGCTTCTTGGTTCCACCGGTCCACTGACCAGTCTTGGAATCAAGGCTGCCTCCAAAAACAGAGTAGAGTTCACCGCTAGTGCGGGTTCCTTTCTGCTGCCACAAGACAGCATCTGCTGCGTTCTCTGTGGCCTTCATGCCGCGGCTAATGCCTGCAGCCCGTAGTTCAGCCTCTGTCTTGCCTGTAGTGTACTTTAGCCACTCGTAGGTACTTTCTGTCTTTAGGAAGTCCTTTCCCCAGACAGTGACACCCTCAACGCCTTCAGAGCCAGTCTTGTAAGCAAGTGAGGTAAAGGGGCTGGCTAGTTCCGGCACTCGGAAGGTATTGAACAGCTGGAACGGCGAAAGGTTTCCAGCTGTTCTGGAGATAGCTGCGATGTGGTCGATGGGGCGCACGCCCCCAGCAAGGTTCCTTGTAGCTCCATAGAGCCCAATGCCACCAAGGCCAGCGGCAACGCCCAAAGACATTGCCTGGCTAGATGCTGAGTGATAGGGTGTCGCCTCTTGGTCATTCCAAGTTACGCCACCAAAAGACCTGCCTGGCACTATCGTCTCCTACGTCGACCGCTCTTCCTGTGCTCGATCTCTGTCTCCATCTTATCAAGACGTCTTGCCTGGGCGGTAGTAATCTTCTTCTGCTTGGCAGCTCGCCTATCTAGTTCGGATGGATGCATGTCCAGAGCGTGTCGCTTTTCTCCAACCTCTTTCTGATTAAACTCACGGTTCTCTGCAGCGAAGTCTACAGGCCCCTTCTTTGCTGTCTTCGCGGCTTGTTCTGGAGTCATGATCTTGCTGGTGTCGATAGGCTGGTATTCGGACCTATTCATCAACACTGCCTCGGCTGTAACGAAAGTTCTCAAGAGCTTGGCCCTTGTCCAGGTTTCGAAGACCTCGGGAGTGTAGGAGCTGAATGCCATCAGGACAATGCGCTTCATGACTTCAGTTACAGAAGTGTCAGCGTAGGCTGCTCTTGCAGCCTCGATCTCTGCACGCTCCTCGCCTACCGAGTCGCCACTGAGATACATGATAAGCTCACCAATACTCAGGAACGTACCAGCAGGCAGATTGCCATTGATCGCGCGAGCATCACCGACATAACAACGATCGAACACTTCATTGTGAAGCTGCAGAATACCCATGAGGCCCTGGTCTCTCAGAGAAGAGAAGACCCGGTACTCCTTGAGTGTCAGCAGCCGCCACGTAAACGAAATGCCATCAGGTAGAGTCGTTACGAACAAGCCGTCGCTCTCGACCAGAAGATCGATATTCACGACTCCTCCAGATCAGAGCTGTGCAGTCAGAACCATTGCCTGCTGTGGTGTCAGGTGGTAACTGTGCAGCATGACAGAATTGTACAGGGTGGGGATTACACCAGCGCGACTGTTGTACCAGAACTTAACGGTAAGCTTCGGCCACAGGATGCAGGACTTTAGGACTTGCTCAGTCATGTACTCATCAGGGTCCTTTGCCATTCCTTCAATCTGAGACTGCTTGATAGTCGCTGCCTGGATACTCTGGAAGTGCTGACGACGCAAGTAGGTAAAGACGTAAACGTCACCTTCTCCTAGCGCCATAACTTGTACGCCACCAGGCCCATACTCTTGCTTCCATTTAGCAATCTGGGCCTCTGATGGAGCGCCCTCGGACTTATGGAGAAGCTCTAGGACTTGTTCCTCAATAGACATTTCTACCTGCTCTTCTACCTGCTCTGGAGCTTCTGTTGCTGCTGCCTGAGCTTCTGCTGCTCGGCGAGCTTGCTGCTCGGCGAGCTTGCGATCAAGCTCTGCGTTGATTGCATCTAGGTCTTTGGCCACTGGTGGCTCCTGGGGATAAATAGTGTCGTCTTCACCCGGAAGAGCAACCAATGGGCGCATCTTGGGGTACGGTTCTGTACGAGTTGGACCAGGGAGGGTCGGGGCTCCTTCTGCCAGCTCAACGCCCTTGGCTTCTGCCTGCTCAACGATCTCTTCGTTGAGTGCATCAACATTCGAAAGAATGTCATCTGCTGATGGCGCCACGGACTTTAGTGTCTGCAACTGTCGGGGGTTGAGACTTGGAATCTTATCGCTTCTTACTCTTCTACCTGCCACTTAAGGCTCCTTAATTCGATTGTAGGATGGTGGTCACAGTGACTTCGTCGTCAACGGCAACAACTGTACCTTCCTTATATGGGTTTCTTGTTGAGAACACGTCGCGGGCAAAGAACGGGTAAGCCTCGACGATTACTTCCTCATCAATCTTAATCACCGAAGACCTGCCCGTAAAATGAACATCTCGTAGGAGAAGGCCTGTTTTACCGGATGGCTTCATGGCGCTCTGGGCGCCAAAGGCGGCGGTGATATCAATACCGCCTTGAAAGTCGTGAGGGTTCCTAGTTAGATTCAAATACCGATTAGGGTCACTAAGGTCTGCTGAGGCCCAGTACTGAGCCTTCATGTTTTCGATGAAGGCAACTGCTTCATCGTAATCTCCTGCGAGAGCAGTGAGATCTGCCTCGTCGCCTCCAGACACGATGGGAGAAGTTTGCTGCCTGGGCGCGGTCTGACCGAGACCGCGTTGGACTGCTTTGAACAAATAGTCTTGGTGGACGTAGTTGATCAGCAAGGTCCCACGAACAATAACTTGCCCTGCCGCTACAGCATCGTAGTGCCTGCTGCTGTAACCGTAGATAGGCATCTTGCTGTCGTCAACTTGGTACTGAAGTCCTGCAGCTTCTATCAGAGGCATTCCCTCTGCGTACAGGACAACGTTGGCGCCGCAAAAATACTCAAAGCCATACATACTCATAGCTCGTCCTCTCCACTCAAGTTTACGAATGCTTGCTGCAGGCGCTGTTCGTCTATATCGCCAGGCTCAATTCCTACAGCGCTGGCAAGACTCTCTTCGAGAGTAGTAAGCGGTGAGGCTTCGCTGACAACACCAACACTACCGTAAAACAGATCTCGCATTAGTGCATCATGTTCTTGCAGGTCTACCGTATCAGTGCTCGGAGGGATGATTGCGTCGTCAATACTGAAGTAAGACAGAGGCTTGTAGTCATGGGCGATGAAGGAGAAGGTGATCTCTGTAACGATGTCTTGAACAGAAGTCACGTGTCCCTCATCAAGAAACTCCATGCCGACAATCATTGCTCCAGCACCTTCAGCATGTTCGCTGATACTACTGAGTGATGGGTCGCTATTGTAGTCTCTAAATGGTGCGCCTGCCTCGGAGACAAACTGAAGGGCAACGTTGAATGGAGGCAGCAGTGTAGCTAGCCGGTTGTTGTAGGAATAGTTGTTGAACAGCGTTCCTACACCAGTCCTGTGGCGGTCAAGAGACCAGCCCGGAGTTGGCTCTCTGTAGCCACCCCGGACGAAAGCTTCATCGTATTGCTCGTGCAATGCTCTTAGCGGGTGGTCGTTGATAACCGTCATAATCAGAGACCCAGCGATAGTTCTGACTCCACGAGAGAGACCTCTGATCCCCCTGTGACCCAGAGCGCGTGCCTGACCTTTTGCCTCGTGCACTGAAACACTAAGGGTGTGAACAGACTCAAGCTGACGAATAAGGTGTGGGGTTTGTTGAAACCAAACCAGTACCTTGGCGTCTGCTCCAGAGAAGGAATACTTATACTGTCGGCCGGTCGCAGTATTGACCGGCTGCTTTTTGAAGATGCCCATGCGCACTCCTCAGAATGAAATGACCAGGCCTCCCCGAAGAGACCTGGCCATAGTGTAGCAGGTAGAAGCCTGTTCGCGCTATCTACAATTACGCGGAGGTGAACGCACTGGTTAGGAAACCGTCCGAACTCACATCCCAGCTACCAAGCTTCTGCCAAGGCAGAATGGTGCGACAGACATAAGTCATTTGGTTCTCGATGACCATGTCATCGATTGAGAATCCAGAGCCTTCGTTAAGGATCTCTACACCGTAGATACGCATGGACGCAGCCTGACCATACTCGTTCGCAGCGACGATAACGACGTCGAACGGTGGCAGCTGGTCTACATACCAAGCCTGTGAAGCTTGGTATGCATCAGACACGTTGGTGGGATCGAAACTGAAAGACGGGTCGAGTGACGACAGATCGTTGTCTGTGGCGTCATTCAAGTCCGAGATGTTCGGATAGATCTCATCCTTATCAGCGATAAAGGTCATATCGCTGAAGGGCTCTCCGAAGAGAACGTGCTGGTCTAGCATCAGGGTGATGATGGTTCCGGCGATACCACGCTTGCCACGAGAGAACGAAAGAGGATCTACGCTTCCCATCACATAGATGGGTGCCTTCTCGCGCTGAACTGCGTAAGAAATAGCCTGTAGTTGTCCAATCGATTCGCCTCCGATGACTGCACGGATATCCACACCGGAAAAGCTAGTGTAGGTACGACTAAGTTCTAGTGATGTTGACATTGATTACTCCCTTTGCTCGACTCAGAGCTCGGACTCGTCCGCGGCAAGGCTTGTTTCAACAGTGATGGACTCAATGCTGAATGGTGGGATCATGCGGAGCTTGATCTTGAGGCGTCCCATGATCTTGTCCTCACGACTGTATTCGATCCTGGCCTTTGCACCAAGGTGCATGCCACTACCCTGCTCGGACACGATGAACGCGTCGATTGCAGACTGGAGCGAAGCTAGGCGCTGAGCGCTGAAGTCCTTACCGATGTAAGGTCTAGCCAGGTTTCGGATGCCGGCTAGCATACGATTCACGGAGCGAATTGTAGATAGGCGGGTGTAGTCAGAATCTGGATGAGCTGCTGTCTTAGCAGTGGTCAGAATCAGAGTACCGGAAGTGTCATCACGGCGAATGCCGATGATGCGCTGGCCAGCTAGATCATTGATCTGGGTACTGTGAACTCTTGTTGGAGACTGAGTCTTCTTCAAGATTCCGTTGATACCGATTGGCTCTTCGTTCTCGGGCATAACCGCCACCTTACCGAAGAAGGTGCCTGGGATCGCACCGCGGTAGCTGGTGCCACCATCGTATGCGTTTGTCAGGATAGGCCAGTCGTAAGTCACGAAGACGTGCTTGCCTAGGTCAACAGCCTTACCGCCGGAGTCAGTGGCCTCGTCAGAGTCCTTGATTCCGTATGGCCAATCCGTACCATTAGGAAGACTTGCTCCCTTAGTCAGAATCAAACCACCGTAAGCGTAACCGTCAGAGCTGTTGCCACCATCGACTTCTGAGCTACGGTAACCTTCACTGGTCTTTGAGAAACCAGCGATCAGCTTGTGTCCCAGGACACCGCTTCCGTTGTCAGATGGGCTGTCGATGTAAATGTCGGTGCCGTCATCAGTCAGGGTTGGTGCAACACCAATCCAGTCTGCGATCTTGGAGCGACTGTATCCCTCTGTCGGAGCCTTGAAGCTGAGAGCGCCAACCATGGTGCTCCAGTTTGTAGAGGCAACGTAGCAGAAAGTTGCGAGCTGGTGAGCGAAGTTGACTTCGCGTAGCTCGGCATCTGCACCAGCAGTCCAAAGAGTGCTGACAGCAGTTGGGATGGTCTCGCCAGTTAGGTCCTGGTGGGTCAGAATTGCACCACCGGTACCGCCAGCCAAGTTGGTCTTGGCAAGTGCCAGAGCAACAGTAGCAGAAGCACTGGAGCTTTCACCCAGCAAGCTGCTAACGAGCACGCCACTACGAAGAGTCTTGGCGGCGAAGTCAGTTCCTAGCTGAGTCTCGACGTCACTGAGAGTGTCGGAAGTACCGTCAACTTCAATCCAGATATCGATACCGTGATCGGTCTCTGTGATCTCGACGTCTACTCCACCTGAACCAGTAGTGACGATTTCAACAGTTACGCCGTTGCCGCCCTTGCCGTTCTTGGAGGCGGTGATGACTAGGTCAGTCTGAATGGCGAGTGTTGCAGCTGCATCCACACCGTCGAAGTAATCCTCAACGTCGCTGATGTAGGTGAAGACTCTACCCTTGTAGCGGTATTCCCATGCGAAACCTAGTGCGTCTTCGGCAGAAGCAGCCTCAGGAACACCCTTCCAGAAGTAACCGTAGTTCTCTGGATCGGTGCTACCAGTACCGGCTGCGTCGAAGTTGGTGTCGTCAGTAACATTGATGTCATCCACATATACGTCTGTGGGAACAATCATGTCAGCGTCACGGTAATCGAGAAGATGGTAGGTTGCGTTAAGTGCAGCATAGCGCTCAGCACGGCTGACGGTGATGCCGTCAGTACCTTCGGTTGCTACAACTGAAGATGCTGTAGCAGTGCCATCGGCAGTGAAGTCGCCAGTAGCGACTGTGTCTAGTGCGTCAGCAGAGGGGATGTCGTCCTTGTCAAAGAGAGAGAACAGGTCAATGCCTGAGTCCTCAACAGTAACGATGCCTTCGTCGAGAACAAGAGTCTCGTCGGAATCGTATACCCACTCTTCGTCTGTAAGGTCGTAAACCATGTATCGGTTGCTGGAGCCATCGTTCTCAATGAAGAGCGCGTAGCGTCCAAGAATGTCGTCGTCGCGATAGCTCGGAGTGACAGTCAGAGTGTTGGAATCGGAGTCGGTGAAGACCCAGTTTCCTTCCTGACCACCGCTTCTGATGATCGCAAGGTTGTCAGCGCCCTGAGCAACACACTCATGGACAGCACGAAGTACTTCAGTACCAGATCCGAACTCCTTCTCAGCGACAGCAATGTTAGAAACATTGTAGATCTCGTTAGTTAGTCCAGATGAAGCTGGGCCAACGATAAGGATCTTGGGCTGAGAGGAAGCGCTTGGAATCTTAAATGCGCCGTCTAGGTATGTTGCCTTGACACCTGGAATGTTCTCGTAAGGCATTTGGGGGACCTCCTATTAGAAACCCTTAGTAAGCTCGTCGGAAGGTAGGCTTCCGATTTCAAAAGTGATGTGCTTGATTACAGGATCTGCTACAACTCGGAAGTCATAGAGCCTGACAAAAAACTGGAGCGGTCGGACGTAAAGCCCTTGACCACCTGTCGTAGTATACCAGTCGTTGATGCGCTTCTTAAAGTAGAAGCGATCTGCGCCCTGTACTTTCACGGCCCACGCATGAGAAGTGAAGAGATTCTCTAGCCATAGCGCACGCCGATTAGCTAGCCGAGCACTCTTCGACCAGCATTGGAATTCAATGATGTGATCAAGTGGTCGGGCCTGAACCTCGACCCACTTGTTTGGGTATTTGGGAGAGCGAAGCTTGTAGTAGTACCGGAAACCCATTTGGGGTCTTCCGGTAGCTGACGTGTTCATCTTCGCAGGTTCCCTGCTGGTTAGTTTCCACGCGATAACTTCGTCGCCGAACCGAGAGAAGTCCTCCGCAGGATATTCTTCTACAAGCGTTACCTTCTCGTCGTCAACAATTCCGGCTCGGTCTTGCGCGTCATCTAGTAGTTCGCCTGCAACTTCAATGAAGCGAGGAAGAGTCATGGTCTGGCAATTACTGAGGAAGCGGGTAGGATCAAAGCTGAAGGGGCTTGTGATCTTGGTAGGCTTCTCATAGTCAGGATCGGAATTGACTGTGCTTCCCTTATAGCTATCCATGACCTCAACGGTCATGAAGCCATCGTCGTCCAATAGTTCTTGATTGACCTGCTCAATGATCTGACTTGTTGTGCTGTTGAGACTCATTGTGGGTTATCCGATCTGAGTGCGTCCTTCTCTCTACAGAAAGCGGCGATGAATTCTAGTCGGCCATTATCCGCGCGGCGCTTTTGCAAAGTCTGGGGCTTGTAGATTGCTTCTCGAACATACGGTAGTTCAACGTCACCATCGTTATCAAGTTTTAGCTCGATGACCTTGTCTCCGTACAGGATTGTAGTGTCGTAACGGAAGAAGAAGATTTTGTAATCTACTCGCACTTGGCCCGGAGCCATAGTGACATAACGGCGCACCATGCCATTGTCAGCTCCAGCGTACATGCTGAAACCCCAAGCGTAGTTCTCATCCCACAGGTAGCCTTCTCCAAGACAGTAGCTGCAGTCGGGGTCTGGCTCGCGAGTAGTCTGTCCCGATTGGCATTCACACTCTGTAGGGTAGCCGTCGCTATCTCGGCGCATGTTTCTGATAAGCAGCATTTTTCCGTGCTTCGGACCATTAGGGGTGCCGAATAGAATTTCATCCATCTCCGCACGCAAGTCTAGCTCAGCTCCATCAGTAGATGGAGCTGGAGACGCAGGTCTGCGACCTGGCTTCGAGCCAAACATTCCGGGACGACGGATGCCCATTACCTACCTCCTCTGCGTCGGTCATCAAAGCCGAACCTACCTCTACGCCTGCCTGCCTGTCGAACCTTTCTGTTAGAGCTAGGCTGTGGGTATCGAGTAGTTTCCGGACTGTCCCACAGGCGGCCTGTGAGGCGCCTGTCGGGATCAAGCCAACCCTTTACAGCCATTGTTGGAGAGAGCCCCTGTCCTGGAACAATGTTTCCTCCGGCGTTGACAACTCTCCACCATGCTTGCCTCTGCTCGCGAACCCAATCGTAGATTTCGTCAGGGATAGTTGTTACCGGTGCGCCGTCTGTAATACTGAGGTCACCCAGCGCCTTCTTCTTTCCCGCGGAGTATCCGGCTTCCTTGCCTTGGCCGGGAATCATCAAGCATCGCCATACGGCATCGAAGACGACGAACTTTGTGCGAGCTAGTTCAATGTTGCCGTATCCGGCAGGTGAATCGCCCTGGATGAAGTTAGCTTCCTTACTAGCTAGATGAGCCATCAGGGCCAGTGTGTCGTCTGGAATGTAGTCAATCCACCGACCCATTTCCAACCTGATGAGGTCAGGCGAAGCGTACAGGGGAGAATACGTAGTCGTGTAGTACAGGTCTGTGGCAGGCAGATACTCGTCGCCATCATCATTCGTAATGGTAGCAGCCAGCTCAATGATTACCATTGTATTGGGGCCAAGGTTCTGGCTTCTAGAAGTAAACCCAGTAGTAACCGTGAATCCAAAGTACTGATAGTCGTCAGTACTGTTGATTGTTCCGACCCAAAGGTCGTGCCAGCTTCCTGCATCGGCTCCAGAGGGAACAGTGTAGCTATAGGTGTAGTACCCTGTGCTGAGTCGCGTAGCGGCCAAAGGGCCCGCTAGCGCAGTTGTGTACACTTGGGCTTCAGCCTCTGCGAGGATTGTAGCAGTGTCAACATCTTCGTCGTAGATGTAGATGTTGGGAACAGCGTCTAGGTCGGTTAGGCAGCCATCCGCATCAGTAAAAACCGCTCGCAGAATTAGCTCGTTTCCAGCTAGTGCAGCACCTCTATTTGAAACAGCCATGGTCTACCTCAGTATCGAATGGTTAGTGTGTCGCCTGAAAGGGACAGGCTCTTTTCTAGCTCATACGGAGCCCAGGTTGTACCATAGTGCCCCTCAACAGGCGCAGCCCACAGCTTCACAGAGTCGTCTGTAATGGTTCCTGAAGCGACGTCGTCTGTGAAGACGACAGTGATGACTCTCTTGTCAGGGTCAATGTTGTAGCTTGCGTTCAGCGGGTCCATGTAGTCGACGTCGAATGGACTTGCATTCGTCGGCAGTACAGTCGCTGGAGCTGAGCTGGTCGCTGGAGTGCTCGGACTACTAGGAGCGTCTGTGTAGCTTCCGTCGTTCGTAGTGAATGACACAGAAGAACTGGTAGCCATGCGAGTCAGGGTCTCAACATTAGCAGTCCAGAGATCATCGACGACGAAGCTGCTACCAGTAAATCGAATCTGGACACCCTTGCCCATGTTTCTGTAGCGTCTGTTAGTGATACGGTCGATAGTGGCACCGACTTCACCGTCACTGTCCCACCACCACTTGTACTCGGCGGTACCGATGTTACCTGCTGTGGTGATCTTTACGTTGAGTGTGTCATCACCCACGCCGTCGTCAATGTAGGGTCCGTAGAGGACGAGGTCGCCTGACCCGGTATTTCCCGGGTCAGCTTCTGTATCGAAAACAGTCTTGGAAGCAGCACCGGTATCAGTACTGTCAGTGTCACCGTTGATGTACAGCGTGTACTCTGTGTCCGCAGCTAGAGTCGCTGCGAAATCAGGGTCAATAGTGATCTTGACCAAAGCCCCATAGCTGTTGGAGGCCTCGTCAGCTTCACTGGTGATCGTTACAGGGCTACTGACTTCTGCATAGGTGACAGTGTCAGTGGTGTCCCAGTAGACGATTTCGAACTTCAAGGGCACATAGCCCTTGAATCCGGGGGACGACAGGAAGTACGGGTTGTTGCCCGTGTCCTGATCGATCCACATTGCAGAGTCTGGACCAGATGTCTGATCAGACTCTGAAGCAAACAGAACGATGGAGTCCTTAACAGACTTCACATCAACACCGATATCGAACCACACCTTCAGGGTTTCACCAACCGGAATGCCGGTGTCACCATCAGCTGGATAAACTCTCTGAATTGTAGGCGCGGCCATTCTATCAGTCTCCCTTGATCTGCTTTAGGGTTTCAGTATCTACACCCAGGTCTAGCTGAATGCCAGTCTGGCCAACAGCAATAGTTCGCTCGGTATCCAGTTCGATTGTAGTTGTGGAATCTACAGCTTCTTGGACGATTACGGTATCTCCAAGCATGGTCTCTACTGCAAAGTCTGGATTGAACTTTTGCATGGAGACATCGCGCACCATGTCTTTCTTCTCAGCGCGCTTAAGGGCCTGGCCTACCAGATCCCAATCTTCTACTTCCTTCTTGAACCAAGACATAGTTTCTCCTTTGTCTATTCTACACGACTATAAGCACGAAGGGGAGTCCCCCGTAGAGGACTCCCCAGGAAAGGTGCTCAAGCCCTATTCAGGACTTAGAGGACGGAAGCATCAGCAGCAATCTCGCTATCGACATCCATAGTCTGAGCGGTAACAGTACCATCCCAGTAGTTGCGTGCGAGCTTGACGTTCTTCATGACACCGACACCCTGGCCCTCGTGTGCAACGGCGAAACCGTAACGCTCACGAAGCTTGACCTTGACGACGTCGACATTCTCGTCGCGCCACTCGACCTGAGTAAGATCCTCATCAACGAGGTGGAAGCCAACGTTGCCGGAGCTGAGCAGGTAGATGTCGCCGAGCTGAGAGCTGGCGTCGAAAGGAACAAGGGGGCTAACCATGACACGGAAGGGCCATGGGAAGTATGCAGGGGGTAGGTTGCCTACAGCAGTCATGCCGTGCTCGCGACCAGCGATACCGGTTGCAGTTTCACCTGCAGCGTTACCAGAAGCGTTGAGCTTGTTACCGAGGGATGGACCCTGGGCACCCATTGAACCGTTGGACCATGGGTCCAGTGGTCCAGCCT